TAAGAAAATGGCTGCCAGGCGCAGGGGAATCTACCTCGCTCGCCCTAATTAGGTGTTTGCCGTACTTCTTCCACGGCAAATCGTAATCATTGTTGGATTTGAGCTTGCGAAAATCTATTCCGTAGAGCTTCATGCCTCGGGCATTTTTTCTTTCCTTGGTGACCTTAATGAGTTGCGTACGTAATTCTTTCTGCAGTTGAGGATTTTTTTCTTTCTTGGCTGCGGCGATCTTCTTATTGAGACTAGTAATTCGAGAGCTAAATTTGCTATCTATTTCTACTACTTCACGCGCCAGCTTTATGATTTCGTCTGCACTTTTATCCTCAACAACTTTTCCATACTTCTGGGCTTCTATTAATCTCTCGTAATTATGAAACTTTTTTCTATCGTCGGCTCGGGGAACTATTAAGGTTACTACATTATCCCAAATTTGTTCAGCTGACATTCTTTGCACGAGAGGACCTTGATAGTAAAAGGGCTGCCCTGGCTCGATATCCGCTTGAACTGCCTGGCGCTGAAAAGCTTGCGTATTGTAAAGGATGGCTAAAAATTTTTTTAAATCATAGTCTACTTTCCTCATTGTGTCCTCAAGGGCTTGTAGTAGTTTCGGATTCGACGCAACGCTATCTGCCTTGATGTCATCAATTGGTTCGATAAGTGCAGCGCCCATGACTTTTTTCCACAAGCGATTGGCGATTGTTTTGGTGAAGAAGGGGTTGGTTGGACTGGTGAGCCATTCGCCGAATTCTTCTATTTTGACGCTCTCCTGCGTAAGTTCTATCTTGTCTCCAAGAATTACTCTCGCCCCCACCACCTCTTTGGGTTTGGCGTCTTCATATTTATAGTCATGGGGTAATTGAAGATTTTTCTTGTTGTTGGCTTTAACGCCATGACTTACGGGCTCAAAAATTTCCCGAACAAGTTTGTTTAATTCGTTTTTCTTTTTATTGTCTCCTGCAAATAATTTATTGTCTTTTATTTTTTTATTAACAATGTTCCGCATCTCTGGGCTTATTCTAGTTTCAACACCCCATTGAAATGCAGCTAGTTCATAATATTCATATTGAGTCCAGTCATCAAAAGGGTGATCGTGGCATTGAGCGCACCCTATACGAGTCCCCAAAAACACCTGAATTGTGCTCGCTGTATTATCCAAATTCATTCCAGGGTCACGCAAATAATACCCCACGGCGCCATTTTCCCATGGAGTACCCCGCGCTGTTACTAAATTGTATACAAGCTCATTGTAGGGCATATTGTCTCTTAAAGCGCGCTTAATCCATTGGATATATGCCTCTCCCGCACCATAACGATTGGCGTTATTGGGAAGATTTCGTTGTACTCTTAAAATATCGGCCCAGAAGTTAAAATAATTAGAGACATAAGCTTCGCTGTTAAGAATTCTATTTATGAGTTTTTGGCGCCTGTAGGAACTTCCGTCCTGAGCATATTGAAGGATTTCATCATAAGTAGGCAGACGGCCTGCGGCGCTTAAATAGAGCCTTTTTGCAAATTCTTCGTCCTTGGCTATATTATTAGAAGGAATATGCTGGGCCATCAATCCTTGGTTGATGAGGCTATCGATTTTGGCTGTATGGGCAAGCGGATCAAATGCCCAACATTTAATTGCAAGCAAAAAGAAGGTGAGGTATTTCATTAGCAATGAATACACCTAGTATGTTACGAAACTTCTGCGCCAATAGTGTTACGCCTCCAGGGACACAGAGCCTTCGAGAACTTCTTCGCAAAATGCTTTTACCCCTTCTTCTTCATGCTCTATTCCGAATTTGCGCGAAACTAATGCGGCTTCTATTAGTTGGGCCTGGGTAAATTTTAAAATTTCCCTTTCTCCGTCATCGAAAACGGGACGGCTGTTCAGGCTTAAGTCTTGATCTAGCTTTTTATAAAGATAGGGCACCGTTTTCCCTTTTTCCATTCTTAAGAATAAGAGAGTGCGCGCGAGTGCTATCTTTGGACGAGCTGCTTCCTGAAAATCAAGAAAGCCCTTTGCTACCACATGAAGGAAGAAATCTAAATCAGTATCTAAATAGCCCCGAGCATATGCCACTAATGCATTGTTGCGCTCTAAAGGGCTCGGCGCCCTCTTTTGATACTTGAGCCAAAGGTAGTCTAACGCCACAAATAGGCGCTCTCTAAAAGAGGGGGGTTGCGGTGGATTTAATAGTTGAGAATGGCGAATTTGGGGCGAAAAATCTAGATTTTCAGTTTTCATCTTTTTTCTCCCATTGAGATAGGCAAACTGCTATACGCTGCTTAATGTCCTTAAATTCTTTTGTGGAGGTTAAATCGGATATACAGCGCTTCAAAAACTTCTTTTTGGGTTCGCCGTCTTTTTTTGTTGGTAAGGGCATTGTATTTATATTACACGATATAAGCGCTAGTGCTCTAATCTATCTAAAAGTAATTTATAGGCCTCTACATTTGCAACATTATAAATACTATACCGAGAAAGGCACCCAGTGACCTGTCCTCTATAATAATCAAAATTTTTCTTATGGTAGGCCAGGGCCGTTTTGAGCTGCCTAGCACCTCCAGCTATATCGTCGCTTTTATAGGAATATCCATACTCTTCAAGCATTGTAGAATTATGAACCAACGGCAATCCCAGGTAAAGACATTCAAAATGTAAGTAATTTAATTCGCTAAATTTTTGATGGCTCACGATGGTTCCACCCCATCTCCTTAGGGCATCTGGAAGATTCCATCTATTATTAAAATAAACTTTATTTTGTTTAACTAAGTTAAATTTTTTAACTAAAGCCTGAAAATAGGGAAGCGAGCGTATTTTTTTACAATTAAAAATATTTACTGACTCTAAAACGGCCTTTTCGACCTCTACGGCGCGCTCACACAGCGCCAAAGAAAGCAAAAAATTTTTAGTGAAACTTTTATTGGGCTCAAAGATGCAAATTTGATTTAAAGTATTAAGGTTGGAAGCATTAGTGGGATTATAGGAAATTTTAGCATTTTCGCTTTGGGAGAGGGCGGAATGAATAAAATAAGAATCCCAAATATAAGGAGCAATTCGAACATTTTCATTGTGAAAAATAGTTTTTATGTAGGAGGCGTCGTCGGCGTGGTGGGGCAAGATCCATATCTCGTCAAAAAGAAAATAAAGGTCGCTTAGTGCCGAAAAAGGGGGAGATGCGTGAGAAAATAGGGCTCCATGGCTATGTTGCGCCTGCTTATTAAGGAAATTAACATATATAATTTTGCATTTGGAATTGATCTCGAGCAATCGAGATATTTCCATATAAGATGGAAAGAAAGACCCAATTATGATTTTGTCGAAGTGGGCATTATTTTTAAGCGCATCAGAAATTTTTATATGCTTGCATCTTTTGCCTAAGCCTGGGGGAGCCTTATCTGGGTAAAGATAAAAACATTCCGCGCCGCCCCTCGTTAAAATGTCATACAAAAAAATAAAATATTGCACCTCCCCCGAGGACCAAATGTTTTTGGTGCCATCAGTGGTTATGGCTATTTTCATATACGAGCACAATTTAGACGCTATTATCCTGTCGTCGGAATCACGTCTGCCTGGAGTCCCACAGCGGCTTTGACGTGAAGACGACCAGTGGTGGTAGTATAAACGGAATTATCGACAGTTTTTACTTGCAGTCCATAATAATAGGGACCTGTTTTGAAATTATAGGATTCTCCTGTAGGAAGATTAACGCTAATCGTGCCCTCCCCTGAAGAGGTAATGGTGACACCACTAACTGCAGGGGTTCGTTTTTTTACGGTGGCATTAGCATCAGAATCGCCAAGCCTTTCCTTCATTGTAAAGTAAACGCTAGCCCCTGAAAGATCAACAGGCGCACCAGGGCTTCCCGTGGTTACGGAGAAGCCTATATTAAAAGTGTCCCCGCGAAAACCTGTAATACTTGCCATATAAAATTATTACACTTATTTTTATTGGCAAGACTCACAGATCTCTCCTTTCGTCATTGCCTCGATACTACAGATCTCAGCTTCCGTGTTCAAGGAAGCTTTCTCCGAAGCAGATTTCTCTACCTTCGAGGCGCCACGATTTCGTAAATAATAAGTGGTTTTCAACCCTCTTTCCCACGCCGCCATATAAATATCGTTTAAATATTTAAGAGAAGTGGTTTTATTGTACAGGTTAAAGCTAATGCCTTGATCAATCCACTTTTGCCTTGCCGCATTACAGTCAATTAGCGCAAACATGTCTCTGTCGAAGGCTGTTTTATATTTTTCTTTTATCCAGTCGGGTAAAAAGCCATTTAGAAGTCCTAGGTCTCCATCGACCTCTTTAACCATAGAAATGGTTTCTGGGGTCCAGAGCCCTTCTTTTTTCATATCAGATACAAAGTGTTCATTGGTGATATAAAAGTTACCGCTTTTGTTTTCATAAACAAAAAGGACTGAAAAATTAGGCTCAATAGATTGTTCTACCCCATTAATATAGCCAATTGTAGCGGTAGGGGCAATAGCCATTACATTAGAATTACGCATGCCATATTTAAGAACATGCTCGCGACATTCGCTCCAGTCTTTTTTTTCTTTGGAAAGGGCGACGTCATTTTTTCTGTATTCCATCAGATTATTGTAGCTATCTATAGGAAAAATACCTTGGTCCCATAGGGATCCTTCATAGGAAGAATAACTTCCTCTTTCTGCCGCTAATTTAGAACTAGACAAGATGGCGTAGTGGCTATAGAATTCAAAAATTTCGTCATTGAACTTTGTGGCCTCGTTGCTATCAAAAGGTATGTTAAGTATATGCAGGACATCGTGCAGGCCCATAAGGCCTAGCCCAATTGGGCGATGTTGTAGATTGCTATTTTTCGCTTCTGCCGTGGGGTAAAAATTAATATCAATTACATTGTCCAGTATTCTGATTGCCGTCTCTATGGTTTGGGCGAGCTTTGTCCAGTTTACGCCCTGTACTAGCTTTCCTCCTTTTGTTTTAATCTCTCGAAGATGATTTTTTAAATTGACGCTACCGAGATTGCACACAGCCGTTTCCCCTGCTGCTATTTTTTCTCCCGACTTATATTTTGACGCTTTGGTGTGGAGGAGAATTTCCGTGCATAAATTAGAACTATGGACAGTGCCCACGTGCTGGTTACTATAACGAATATTAGATGGATCCTTAAAGGTATTCCAGGGGTGGGAGGTCTCAAAAAGCACTTTTAGCATTTTTTTCCATAATTCTTTGGCAGGAAGCTTTTTAAAGTTTTTTATACCTCCTTTCTCGGCCTTGCGACAATAGCTCTTATATTTTTTATCGAATTTTTCCCCAAATAAATCATGCAGCTCGGGGCATTCGCTGGGATTAAACATATACCAGTCTTCTTCTTTTTGGACTTTGCGCATGAAAATGTCAGGTATCCACGAAGCAGTGTTCATATCATGGCAGCGTAGTCTATCATCACCTGTATTGCGCCTAAGGTTCAAGAAATCTTCATAATCCAAGTGCCATGGCTCTAAATAAGCGCAACCTGCTCCTGGTCGCTTACCTCCTTGATTTACCGCCACTAACAAATCATTATAGATTTTTAACCAGGGAACAAGGCCACTGGAAACCCCATTTGTGCCTTTAATGTGAGCCCCCGAAGAACGAAAAGGCGTTACATCAAGACCTAAGCCGCCTGCAAATTTAGACTTGCGAGCCTCCTGCCATGCGCCGTCAAAAATTCCATCTATAGAATCATCAAAAGTATTAAGATAACAAGAGGAAAGCTGAGAGTGAGCGGTTCCGCTATTAAAAAGGGTTGGGGTTGAGGGAGTATAAAGGAATTGACTAAATAGGTTGTAGAACTCTATTGCTTTTTCCTCTTTATTTTCCTCGTTGATGGCGAGTCCCATGGCGATGCGCATCCAGAAGCCCTGGGGCGTTTCCATGACTTTGTTATCGTGCCTTAAAAAATAACGATCATAAAAAATTTGAGCGCCCAGGTACTTAATTAGCTTATCTCGCTCGAGGCATAAACCTGCCGATAGTTTCTTAAGGTCGAAATCTAATAAACGCTTATCCAGGCGCCCAAATTCAGCTAATTTTTTAAGGTTGAGGACAAAAGTTTTTCTATATTGAAGCTCAAAGACATCTGAGTCAACCCCCTCCTTAAAAACTTCTTTGTAGAGGTTGTTAAGAAGTAGCCTAGCTGCTACCCATGAGTAATTAGGCTCTTTCTCAATTTTTTCGCGAGCCGATAAAATTAAGGCCGCATCTATTTCATGGGTCTTGACTTTGTCGTACAGCTGTAATTGGGCATCTAGGACCACTTCACTAGCCGATACTTCGGAAATATTTTCACACGCACGCTCGGCGCTGGCGTTAATTTTTTGAACATTAAAGTCCTGGAGACGGCCATTTCGCTTTTTTACTTTAATATCCATGGGTTCAATTTACACGCTTGAAATGTCTCCGTATTTTTTTACCCTTATTTAAGGGAAATAGGATATATTATATCAGAAAAAGTGTAAGAAGCAAGGATAAAAGTTAAAGTACTTTATTGCCCAATAAAAATTATGAATTAAAATTCATATCCGAAGGTCCCGATGTCTATTTGGGCCGCTTCAGCAATTTGGTCACGACTTTTATTCGAATAATAATCGCGATAGTTTTTTTCGCGTTTGGATTTGTTGATGTGGGGGAGTTCCCCATTGATTCCTAGGCGCAAGCGGAGTTCGTTAAAGTCATGGTTGAGCGTTTCGAATTTACCAATGAAATCTAGGGAAACAGGAGCCTTATCGCTGCCATCATCGCTCAAAAAGGAATATTGAGACTGAAGATTGTTGCCCTGCACCCGCCACTCAATATACTCATCAAAGGTCTGGGACGAAATAAGCTCGTGCTGAAAGTGATTGGGTTCACCTTTCGTATATTCGTAAAGAGAAACCTGCCAATCCCAGGGATTCCGCACGAAAGCGAAAGTGTAATACTCGTCAAACATTTTTTTTCCTTCGGGGTCGGCTAGAAGCTCTCTGGGTTCGAGATGGGGATTTTCAGCCTTAAATTCCGCACTAGAAGCTAAGGCGCTAACCAGGGAACAGCCCGCCACTTTATATAAGTGAAAAAATAAGAATTTTTTAGTGTGAGATCCTGTCATAATAATTATAGGTTTTTAAGGGGTTTTCCTTTATAAAATTTTAACCAATGTTCTATCATATCGTCCAATAGGGTTTCGAATGTGTATTCTGGTTTCCAGCCCAAAGCCAGCCTGGCCTTGGTAGAATCCCCCTTTAAATAAGGTAATTCTTCGGCTCTCAAAAAATTTGGATTTTGTGTTATATAATCTTGGTAGTGTAAATCTAGCTTATTAAATACATATTCGCACATGTCTCTAACGGAGTGGGTTTCCATGGTAGATATAACAAAATCGTCAGGTTTTTTATAATTTAAAACCATATTCATGGCTCTAACATAATCTTTTGAGTGTCCCCAGTCTCTATAGGCGTCCATGTTTCCTAGTTCTAGATTGTCTTGTAATCCAAGTTTTATTCTAACCGCAGCTTTCACCACTTTTGTACTCACGAAATTGGCTCCTCTTCTGGGAGATTCATGGTTGAATAAGATGCCGTTGCTTGCAAATAGGTTGTAAGCCTTGCGATAATTTCTAACTATATGATAACTGAATACTTTAGAACAGCCGTAGGGGCTAACTGGCGTCATATATGTCGTTTCTCTTTGGAATTTATCATCATCAACGCTGTCGCCAAACATTTCGGAGCTGCTCGCTTGATAAAACTTAGCGTTGGGGCAATTTTGTCTATAGACCTCAAGCATGTTGAGCACACCAAGAGCATTGGTTTGTAAAGTAAACTGAGGAACGTCATAGCTTACTCTAACGTGGCTTTGTGCCCCGAGGTTATAAATTTCATCTGGGTTAACGAGCTTAATAACCCGCTCTAAGGAGCAAATATCTAGTAAATCTCCATATTCTGTGTGCATGTTGGGGTCATTAATTAAGTGGTCTATTCTCGCTTCTTGACTTTCAGATACGGAATTTCTTCTTACGATTCCGTATACTTCATACCCCTTTTCCAAAAGATATTCTGCAAGATAGCTTCCATCTTGACCGTTAATTCCTGTGATAAATGCTTTCTTTTTATTCATTATTAAATACCTCCATTTTTCTTAAATCTGGCCAATCGGTTATAGTCCATTGTCTTGGCTTGCTTTTAATCGCATCTGGTAATTTCTGTAATCCAACGGTAGCGGTTTCGGGAGTCATATAGTAATGATAGCCTACAGACTTTATATTTTGATCCCTCCAGGGTATGTTTGGCTCTCTACCGTCATATGACATTTTTTTTAGCTCTCCTGCAGCTATTTTATCATCTGTTAAGATCATACCTCCCCTTCCAAGACTTAGGTGTTTCTGAAACTGAAAGCTTAAGCACATAAAGGTTTTAGGGATATAACTATTTTTCTTCCATAAAACTGCTGCATCTATTATATTGGGAGCAACGTAATAAAAATTAGTCCATTGAAGATCTGACCACGAAAAGGAAATATTAAGCTTGCGAGCCAAAAAGGGAATAGAAATATAAGTTCGAAAGGGGACGGTTATATGGGTAGAATTCTCTCTCCTTAAACATAGCTCAAGGGCATGGGTACAAGAATCGGTGGCGATCCCAAAGGGAGCACCAAAAAAATCAGCTATTTCTCTTTCAAAAATTAGTACTTCCTTCATGAATCATAGCCCCTAACGTGAGGATAGCTGCGCACAAACCAATTACAAGTTCTCGTGAGCGCCACCTTAAAATCGGTATAGCTCTCCTCTTGCCAACCCAAGTCTAAGAGGGGGCTGTTGTCGGAGGGCTTACGGTGCTGGCCTTTTGGTTGGGAGGGGTCCCATTTTATTTTTTCAAAGTCATAATCCAGTAATTCACAAATAAGTTTGGCCACCTCTTTAAGCTCGTGCTCTATACCGCGGCCAATATTTAAAGGTATGGGGGAGTTATAGTGTTCGAAAACAAATAATAAGATTTCCGCCAAATCTCCTGAATAGGTAAATTCACGAAGCGGAGAACCGTCGCCCCATAATACAGCGCGTTCATTATTTTGCTGGGCTTCATAAATTTTCCTAATCATTGCGGGGATAACGTGCGAATTTTCATAATGAAAATTATCATTTTCCCCAAATAAATTATTTAAAACCACAGTCATGAAATCACAATTGTATTGTTTGCGATAAGCCCGAGATTGGACTTCCAGCATTCTCTTGGTATAAGCATAGGCCGAATTGCTGGGGTGTGGGGGCCCGCAATGTATGTCCTCCGCCTTAATAGGATAAGATATGTCATTAGGATAAACACATGTGCTAAGAAGGGAGATTAATTTTTTAACTTTAAAATTTTTAGCCGCATTTAAAACATTGGTATTTATCATAATGTTATCATGGTAAAAATCAGCGGGATAAAGCGAGTTCGCTTTAACCCCTCCTACTTTAGCCGCTAAATGTATAACATACTCGGGGTGATACTTCTCAAACATTTGAGAGGTTTGGTGCGTGTCCCTTAAATCAAAGTCTTTAGAGGAAACGTAAATTGCATTAGGGAGAGAATTTCCGTAAGCTCCTCCCCATTTTAATGCGTAGCCTACCAGGCCGCTGCCGCCCGTAATTAATATTTTCTTTTGATCCATAATGATTATATGGCGGTGGCCATAAAAATTACTTTAAAATCGTCAGCAACAGCGCTTTCGATTTCCGTGAGGTTATGCTTGTAAATGCCTTCTACTATAAAGCCGCTTTGCGCAAGTAGTTCACTTAAAACTGAAGGCGTCCACAGCCAATGATCTAAGGTATAGGTAAAACTATCTACGCGCTCTTCCAGATAATAAACATCTACCTGGTTTTCAATTTCTACATGTCCTGTTAATAAATTTGTTTGGGGTGTTTGCTTTAGAATAAAATGGCCCCCTACTGCGCTTTCAATAATACGTTGATTGCTCCTTGGCTCCTCACGTAATGCTGCTACGCCATTCCAACAATCAAATATAAATTTAGAATTTTTATAGAGGCACTCCCTCACGCTTTTAAAAAAAAGTTTTAATTCCTGTATGCTATCGAGGTGATTTATTACATTAAACATACTAATTGCAAGATCGAATTTATTTCCCTTCAGCGACTGAACCTCTCCATGTATAAAGTTGATTTGTGAAGAAAGGTTTTTTTCTTTGGCTTTGTCAATCATCTCTCTAGAGATATCAATTCCTGTTATTTGCTGCGAAGCATTAAGTAAAAGATGGGGCAAGTGGGACCCCGTGCCGCAGCCTATGTCCAGGATTTTTTGTATCTGGATAGGTCCCCCGCATAATCTATAAATTAAAGCCGCTTCCCCTTTATAATCTTTGGGAGCAAAAAGGGAATCGTAGTGCTCTACTAACTTAGATTTATAGGCACTCATTTATTTTTATAATATTCTTGTATTGCATCGCAGATGTAAGTGATTTCTTCTTCGGTTAAATCGGGGTAGATAGGAAGGCATAGTCCATTGTTAAAAAGTTTGGCAGAATTAGGAAATAAAGAAGGGGGATTAAGCGATTGCAGATATTGAAAGCAGGGCTGGCGGTGGAGGGGATAAAAAAATGTTCGGGCCTGAATGCCCTTTGTGGCCAAAAACTCTGAAAGTGGAGCGGCCTCCTCGTTTAATACAAGCGCCGCACGAAATGGCATAAACCCTGAACCCGCTTGGGGCTTCATGAGGCGCAAGTGGGAATTCTCTACAAGGACCCTTTCGTAAAAAGCAAAGTTTTCCAGTTTGCGCCTAAAAATGAAATCTTTTTTGCGAAGCTGGTTAAGTCCTAAGGCGCACTGTATATCCGTCATGCGGAAATTGTAACCAAGCTCGGGGTGAACAAAGGTTCCGCTATTAATTCTGCCTTGATTACGTAAATATAGTAATCGCTCATAGGTGGTATGATCATTGGTTCCAATAAAGCCCCCCTCAATAGTAGTAATGGTTTTATCTGCAAAAAATGAAAAACATCCCGCGTTTCCAAAGCTCCCGCACGCTTTATCCTTCCAGCTGATTCCTAGGGCCTGGGCCGCGTCCTCGATAACTAAAAGATTATGCTCTTCGGCGAACTGCATTAACTGAGTCATATCGCAAGCAGCTCCATACATATGTACGGGCATAATTGCTTTAGTGCGAGAAGTTAAACGTTCCTTGCACTTGTTTACATCGAGCTGCAGGGTGGAATAATCCACATCTACAAAAAGAGGGGTGGCTCCAGTTAATTGTACAGAGGTAGCAGAAGCGATAAAGGTAAAATCAGGGACTAGAACTTCGTCTCCCTCTTGAATGCCTAAGGCTTTTAAGGCTAAAAAAAGTGCTAGAGTCCCATTTGGAGCTAAAACCCCATACTTTACTTCGGTAAGACGACAAATTTCTTCGATGAATTCTTTGGCTTGGGGGCCTTCGGTAACCCAATTGATCTCAAAACAAGATCGGAGGGCCTTGTAGTCATCAAGTCCTACATAAGGACGCATTTGTGCTATATTCATCGGATGTGATAATACCACAATATTATATTTAAGTCAAGTTTAAATCTTTTTGAGCTCTTTATAATAATGACCCACCTCAAAGCGGGTATTGGTTGTCTGGGAAATTTTTATGGCAGTGGGGTCATAGTAACGTAAAGGTAAAACCCTAAAATCAAAAGATACCCTGCTTGTGGGGGTATCGTTTATTTTATTTCCGTGCCTACACTCGCTTCCGTTGAAGGTCACTAAGTCGCCCCATTCCATCTTTACAGGAGCAAAATCCCCTTTGTCAGAAGCGGATTCCGTCCAAAGCGTATTTGTATCGTAACACCGAGTAAGTGGCAGAAGGAAATTTATTTCCCCCAGAGGATGATTATAGCCTTCTTGTGAATCACGATGATATTCAGGGGTGGCCCAATTGTTAGTAACGTGGATACGCAAAGTGGGCCACTTTTGATAAATAAATTCTTCTTGCACTTCTTTATAGACTACGCCCCGCATAAAATCGTCATATAATTTCTCAAACTCGGGCCAATCGTTTTTTAATCTGCTATAAAACAGCTTATGGTACTTCGTGTCTGAATTGCTCTTCATGGTAAATTGGCGAAGATTGCCTAAATTTTCATGTATATTTTCGAGCTTAGCAACGCCAAAGAGGGCTTGGATAGACTTCAAAAAATTGTGGTCTTGGGTATCAAACTGGAGTTTTGTATAGTGTGTGCTCATATTTTATGAATTTTTATGTTGTCTGGGTCGTGTTTTGTATAGCGTTGACTCATGCCTTTTGTTTATTATAGTCTTTGAGTTTAAAATATGCAACAATACTATTCTCGATGGGCTTGTTATAGTAGAGCAATTTTAATCCTACTTTTGAGGCCAGATTACTCAGGGTCTCTATGCTAAAAAAATACAAGTGCTCGTTTGGTATAATGTGTTTCCATTTTACCTTCTCTTTTCGGTGGTTTTGGCATTCTATGTCGTGAGTACCAACAACGATGATGCCGTCTTTTTTTAGTCTTTTCTTTTTTTCGAGCAACATTTTTACAGGGTCTGATACGTGTTCCAAGACATTAAAGCTTGTTATTATATCAAAATTATATTGTTGAAAATTTTCAAGAAAAGTTTTTTTTAAATTAATATCATATCTTTTCTTTCCTTCGTTAATGTCTTCTTCGTTAAGGTCTATTCCATAAGCATCGAAACCCCTGTTATTTGCTTCGTTAACCAAGAACCCCATGCAGCATCCGACGTCTAAAAATTTTCCAGATGTTTTAAAGTTTTCTATGTAGGTCATTCTTTCCTTGGAGATCGTCTCGAATTCTAAAATTCTATCATTTATGTTCATTTCCCCTACTTGGGTCTGGTAGTCTTGCCAATAATTATTTTCATAAATGTCTAACATTGATTCTTCCGAATTTCTTGGGTAACAATATACCAAGGCACAGTTTTCGCATTTAACTATGTCCCTGCTTTTTCCTATTTGTTTGTACCTTGGGAGATCTGCAAATTTATACAGAGTGGTGTGTTCTTTTCTTTCGCAGAATATGCACCCTCCGTTATTTTTTATATTGTTCATTTTATTAAAGCTTCAATGGTGGGCCATACATTGTATTTGTTTATGATAAGGTCTCTGGCTTGCGCAATAGCTTCTCGCCTGTCGTTAAAGTTGTCATTTTTTATCAGATCATGAACTCTGTCAATATCATTTAGGTCAGTCGGATCAATTTTGATAAACGATTTCTTGGGAAAATATCTCTCTAGTTCTCCTCCGCCCCCATATATGGGTACCGTCCACCTTAATAAGGCGTCTGTGACTTGCGTTCCAAAAAAGTTTTTAATTGTGGTTTGGTTATCAAACGTAAGACAATATTTATATTCGTCAAGTGCGTTTTTTTTATCGTTGTTTTCCAGGGCGCGATTAGCGCAGGAAATTGTGCCATAAACGTCAATGTCATAACGACTCATGTATTTTTTGATGAAGACCTGTCTTGCTTTGTGAATTGTGGTTATCTCTTTATTGGTTTGAATGCAGCTAATATTTTTTATTTTGTTGGGTTCTTGCTCGGACAATAGTTTATCATATGTCATGTTAATCCCTCCATATTCTCTGGGGTATATCCACTTGGTATAAAGGTAGCCGCTCCCATCCCAAAAAGAAAATTTTTTAACCTGATTTGCTTTGTAGTTATTGTGGCTATTTGGATCTAAAGCTTCCCTAGAAAAATAAAGCCTTTTATCCGCAGGAAATTTGTTATAAACATCGGCGGTGCATTCGTCTTCGATTATTAAATAATCTGCTTTGTTTAAATCTGTTGTGTGGCTTATTTTCCCCCACGAACCAGACTCTTTCGGGCTTTGCTTTATATAACAGGCCACCATATCCTCGGCAGACAGTCCCCAATTGGGCGCAAAATAAATTTTAGTCATTTTGATTATTTAAAACATTCTACATTTAGGCTCATGAGGGTTCCGTGATTTTTATCCATATGAGGAATGTAGGCTTGCGAGTGATCGTCACGAGCGCAGTGTTCAGTTTCTTGCCACTTATACTTTATAATGTTATTAAAACCTAGTTTTTCTAAAAGAGATTTTAGAGAGTTAAAATCATAGACCGTTTTATGATATATAGAGCTCTCTCCCATCGCCATTTTTCCGTAAAAGGGGCCTAGGCACTGATCTAATGTAATTTGCTTAGACTGATAGAGTTTCACGTAAGCTTGGAAATTAGGAACCGCCAGGCGCAGAATAGCCCCTGTTTTTAATACGCGCTTCCACTCTTCTAGTAGCGCCACAACTTCTTCCCGATCGAAATAGGCTAGGACATGCGAAGCATATATTAAGCTTACGGAATTATTTTCATAAGGCAAACAAGTGATGCTATTGGAGTCTAGATGTTTATAGTCTCCGCCGTCTATATGTATCCACCCTGGGCCAAAATTTCTCCAGCCGCAGCCCATGTGAATTTTAATCATCTATAAACGCCTTGTCGTTTTTAACGCCTCTATATGGCCCTGTCTTGTACTCGTATACAATAGTATTATCTTCTGTGCTGAGATAATTATGGCCGCCGCGAAACGTCATAGAGCAATCCCCTTCATGGAGATGAACAACTTCCACTATAGAATCATCAAGGTCATACAATATGGCGTCTACACCTCCCCTTATTACAACCCAGGACTCTTGAGCAATCACCTCTTCTTCTCCCTTTTTATAAATATGTTTATGGGGTTTGAAGGTTTTACCCTCTCCTATCCGTAGGCTCGCCAGCTGCAAAAATTCTTCATTCGGGGCGACATTTATTCTCGCAAGCTGGGGAATGTCAGACTCGGGTTCATTTTCAATATCTTCCAACCTATGCACGAGATGCAGTAATACGTCTGGTTGAATCTGGGAGTATATCTTTTTCATTGTTTCGTCTTATGTTATTAAGGCTCGTAGGTTATTATTCAATAGGTGGAGCCAATATTCTTTGTTCGTCCACGTTCCGAGACTATACCCTTCATATTTATGAATGGGAAAATTCTGGTCCACCATTAATACTTTATAATTTTTATCTTGAGAGGCTCTGGAGGATTCCATTTCAAATTGCCAAGGGCTTAATCCTTCTATTAAATATTTTAAGAAAAAATTCCTATTCCATATGGAAAATTGCGTAGTTAAGCTATAGTCGCTTTCTTTGGTCTGGCGATATAATTTCCATGCTCCCCATTCGCTTTCGCTAGAGGGCGTTTCCTTTAGCAAATCAACTTTATAATAGAGGCTCAACGGTAACGCCTTTTCAGCCATCCCGTCCTCAATCCATCCTTCTGTCGCATCTACAAGATTAATTCTGCCTATGTTTTCTGTTGTTTTTATTAATTTTATTAAATGATTTATATACTTTATTTGAGGTTTTTTATAAAAAAACACATCCTCTGTGCCGTATATAAAATATTCTTCACTTAGGCTCAGGAAGTATTTTCTTAAATCTGTTGACCATTCGTGAATCCCTCCTTGTTCCCCCATGGAGATAAATTTGCAGTTTTTAGGTAAATTAAAAGGGGGGTGGTCGTATCCTAATATTCTCAATTCTTGGCGCGGTAAAAAATGATTAAAAATATAAGCAAAAACTCTTAGGCAATTCCAGTGTTTATTATTAGTAGAAACGTAAAAAGGTAAATCCAACATCTTCTATTCGGGGTGAGAGGCTTCTTTAATGATACGAGCCCAATAACTAGCTTTTGCTTTATCATAAAGGGGAAAAGAATTTAAGTTGATATAGCATGTTTCTAGATGGGAGGGCGTGAGCTCGCTTAGATCGTCATAGATTAAAATAGGCAGATCTTCATAAAACTCTACATTGATGTGGCGCGGAATAATAGGGATAACACCTAAATATAAAGCTTGCCACACTCGACCGCAATCTACCCCATTCCCCAAAGGAGAAATTGTAAACTTGTGGTTGTAAAGCTCTTTAAGGTATTGGGCCGCGGAAGTGAAATGAGGAGAGGTTGAATACTCATTCGGGGGGACGTCGCATCTTCTGGCGGTAACCCAGCTTTTATCTTTTAAGGCATTATAGATGGGGAGGCGATGATGGGGGTTAGTGTGCGCGCCAAAATTCATATAAACCAAATTATCAAAACTTTTGTCGTCACCCGTTTCTTCTATGAGCTCAAAATCGGAAACTTCTCGTTGAAGGGCGTGAGTCGAATCGCCAATCCAGGTGGCTATAGTGGATCCAATGGGAATGGAATAAAGATCGGGGGCACGATGATCGATATTTTGCCCAAACCAGGCCCAAATATTGGAAGGAGCTAAATTGTAAATCTCCGAAGAGATACTTATATCGCTATCATGCGTTACTAGCACGTACTCGAGAAGAGGAGTCCGCTTACACTCCTCAAAAAAATATAACACATCATCGGCTTTGCAGAAAATTACAGGGCGCTCTGGAGGCCGAGGAGCCTCTAGGAGGGCGCCAGTTTCTAAACATTTTGAAGAAAAACCTCTGGGAGTAAATTCAAAATTACAGCATAAGCTCTTTAGACGTTCTGCTGTGATGCGATCATATTGAGGAACAGTGCACTTCATCTTATATTATATCAGAAATTAAATTACAATCAATAATATCTTTTGGCTCATTCCTTTTTCTTTTTAAAGAGTCGATAATGTTGAGGCTGGCGAACTTGAGGCCATAGAGGTAAAAATGATTCTTAGGGTTATATAAAATATCATCTTTACTGTGCTGATAGGCTCCTAGTTCTCCATTGTGGCTACTGATGTCAGGATCTCCGACAAATTTATGCTCGGGAGATGCATGAAGGTAATCTAAATCCTGGCCCTCCCGTAAGCCATAAGCTGATAAGGTGGAGCTCGCCGTTATACAAAAATCCTCTACATTGAGATGATGCCCTATAATGGTATTTTTTAAAACCGCAAGAAGGTGTTCAAATCTCGCAAAGTAGGCTTGTTTTGAGTTATTTAGAAAGTGAAGAGTGTTGTCGTTGAAAGCGGCCTGTCCTATTCTCAGGGTCTCTGCATGAGTATCGTTAATATGAGCCGAATGTTTCCCAATTTTAAAAACGTCTCTAATTTCTTCTTTTAGTTCGGTTAGGAGAATGGGAAGGTTGGTTTCTATAAGAAATGTTACGGTGGGCCCTGACGCGGCGTAACATTCCGATAATTTGGGGTTTACACCGTGAAAATTGTTAGACCGATCGCCTAGCCACTTTTCCCCCGCATAAAGAGTTTTTATAAAATTAAAAGCCCCATTCGTGCTCAAGTTAAAGCTTTTCTCATAAACTATGTCCACATATTTTCTAATTATTTTTCGGACGGGAGAAAGATCGTGAGAGGCGACGGGAAATAAAGTAAGAATAAAAGTATTTTTTTTAAGTTTGCAATATTCAAGCGCCATAGCGTCCGCATAAAAAGGCGAAAGCCCCCCTTTCACGTAATCCTCTTTAGTGGACAGATAATAATGACTACAATCTAGTTGTCCCTCCTGCGGTTCCCCCTCTTTGCACCACACATCACATGATTGCAAAAGTGCGGCAGCGATCCGATGGGCCCCATTAAGGGCATGGCTATTATAGGTGGGGATATAGGAAAGAGTAGAATCAAAACCCTTCTGGCTCATAGAGGAGAGAAGGAGGTCAAATTCTTTTATAAAATCTTCTAAGGTAGATTTATTCGAATTAGTAATCTCATTGCAATCGTTCCAAACTTCTAAATGGTGACGATATAAATTGAGCGGAAAAGAGGAGTTAATATAACGATATTTGCCCAGAATATACTTGGCCATTATATCAAAACGATAATGGGTTAATAGAGAAAGAGGGTCTCTTCTGTTCAGAAAAGAAGGCATCAAAAGTTTTCTACAGGGGAATATAAAGGTTTCTTGCGAATTTCTTGATCCGTAGCTAACTGAAGAGTAACATCTACCTTAGAATCGTTAATGGGGTTTTCGTTATTATAGACATAAAGGATATCTGTAATGCAGCGAGTGCGGAAGCCTGACATTTCTAGCATGGGCATCATAAATGCTACATCCCACCCCATTCGGTAAAAAATACCTTTTTCGTCTTGGAGGTCTTCTTTCTTAATCCTCTTCCACAGGCCATGTTTAAAAGTTCTTAGGTGAGATGAAATCCAGGGATAACGCCTAAAGGCATTATGGGCCACCACCTCATCAGGAAAGGGATGCGCTCCATTGGGCCTTAAAATGTTTGCATTTAGCTCATTAAGATATGCAAACTCCCCATAGGTTAAATAGCAATGCTCTTGTGTATAAACCGAATTTAATTTGCCGAGGGCTTCTGGAGTGTAGAGCCAATCGTCTCCATCTACGGTTGCAATCACGTCATGATCGCAAGGGCCACTAAGCGCAATCCCTTCGTAAATGTTTTGCAGTGCATATTTTTTTTCCTTATTAATGATTAATTTAAATCTTTCGTCTTCTTTAATGAGGTCGGCAGCTATTTCTGCGCTTTTATCACTAGAAAGATCATCGATGATGATGCATTGAAAATCTTCATATTCCTGCGAGCGAATACTCGCTATATTTGTGTGTATCCATTTTTCCACATTATACATGGGTACAATAATTTTAAAGTGAATATTATTCATCGAAATTAGTGAGTTGAGAAAGATTTTTGCAGTGCATGTGTAAATTATTAATTTTTATCTTTTCGTTGAGGGGGGTAATGAGATAAGGAACTTTCTTTTCCCACTTATATTTGTAATCCGACGGGGAGAATACCGTTGTTTCATTTATGAAACCTGGGAGGCTTTCTCCAAGGTTTTCTCTTTCATCGGTGCCGAATAGATATTGGCCTAAAGCGGCTCCGTCAAAAATGCTATTAAATTCGCTGAAGTAATTAGCGTAGTCAATCTGAAAGGTGGTATGAGGATTATCAGGAGGCAAAAGGGGGAAATTGCCCAGGGCCCATTTTTTGACATTAAAAAACTTATAAAGGTTTTCCATGTCGGTAAAAGTATTGCTGTTAAATATAAATTCCGCGAGGCTCTCTAGAATAACATGATCTTTGAACCATATTATTGAGGGCACGCACCTCTCCTCGCTATCTATAACGAGCCACATTTCTTTACCTGAATTTTCTACGACGAGCCTTTCGGCGGTTAGATCGGAAAATAAGGCTATATCATTTTCTAGATGAAAAAAAGACGTAAGACCTTTTTGCTTGGCATAGTTAGCCAATATAAAGAAGCGCGAAGAGGTTCGTTCAAAAAAACGATCCTTGAAGTCGAGGGGGAAATTTAATATTTCATAATTTTTATAATTCTCGTCTTCAAAGTCCTCTAGTTTTTCTAAAATTATAGTGTTGTCTTTGACGTGGTCGTGGAGTGCCGCACTAAGAAGTAGGTGGACGTTTATACTGTTGTGTTGTAATAAGGTAATACAGTCATTAAGATATAGGGGAAACTCTGTTCCCGAGTGGACTAAAACTACAGGCGTCTTCATTTTAAGGAACAAACTTATAGAGGCAAAGTCCTACGGAATCGGCCCCTTCTTGAATATGATAATCCGAATTAATTGTTAAACCACTTAATACCTCCACCTTTTCCCATCTGTCCGAATTTTCTATATAAGGGCGGATGAGCTCGGATTTAATCGAAGTTGCTCCGTCATAAATTCGAGGAACAATCTCCCAATCGTGCATAGAGAAATAACATCCTGGCTCAATATGACTTTCTAGGGTTCGAAGATCCGATAGCGCGAGATAGGGGTCTTCGGGCCCATCAAAAAATAAATAATCCAGCTTGAGCGACTGTCCTATTAGTTGGCTTATTAGGAATTGAGAAGAAGCCTGCATTAATTGACAGTTTGAGAAGTTTTGGCATAGAGTCTGCATAGTAGGGCGAACTTCGGGGTCACACGTATAGAGAACGCCTTTAGTGCCTATGGCCTCTAGCGCTTTAAGTATGTAATAGCTCGAAGCCCCACTGCCCGCCCCTACTTCGAGCACGGCTTGGGGACGTATTAAATCCCGCGTCCAGCTGTAGAGCTTATAACGCTCATAAGCAAGCATTTCTCCTTCTCCATATTCGAAAGTAATAAAATCTTCTTTCTTCATCTTTCAAAAAGTATCAGTTATTTCATTGTTATGATAAACTTCACCATGTTGGTACATTATATCATCAAAAAATAATAATTCACTTTTATCACATAGAGACATTAGGGCAATATATCTGATTGCATGATCCCCCCAACGGTGCTTATAAATCCCCCCTGTTTCATCAAGGTAATTATAAAAGTCTTGATAAGCTGGCGCTCGAAACCAAGATGCGTTAAAAACTTCAAAATTGGTGTAAAAAACGCGCCGTAAATGTTGCTCCTTAACCTCTTTGCTAAAAATGTGGGCTTTGCTTAAGGGCGTAAAGTAGGCCTCCGCGGTCTCCCAGAGATTTTCTACCATCTTGGGGTGATCATGCTGGATATTGATGTATCCATAAACCGCCTTCTTTTTCTCCATTCTCTCGAAGATATTAAAATCTATTGGGCGCAGAATAAAAGAATCGGTATCCAGTCTCCATACGTAATCATATTTCCCTAAAACCTTTAGTTTAAAAAGTTCTCCAGCAAAAAACCTGCACATGTGCCTGTAGCCTATAGGGAATCCTTGCGCTTTAGGAAAAAGCGGGTGGGGAAAATATTCAGGAATTTCGGCGGAAATTTCAGGAGGATACGCGGGTACATTAAAGGAAATTTCTTCAAAAATAAAATTTACTTCGAATGCTTCTTTTAAATACTGAATTTCCACGGCGGGAAAATTCTTTTCATGAAAACAGATAACGTCGCATGGATGCTCATAAAGGTAATTATTGCGAAGCAGCTCTATGCTCATTCTGAAGTTCAGCATATCTCTGTCGGCCGCATTTAAAAGATAAACTATTGCATTTTTCATGTAGTTCTAAATTTTTCCTTAATTTCATTAAACTCTTGGATATTATAGTCTATATATTCTTTTTTACTAGATATTCCTTCGGGATTGCGGTAATATAGCCCAAGGGCAAGCTCTATTTTTTTAAATTTTGCGCCTTGAGTGGCTGCGCGCAACCATAGCTCGTAGTCCCCCGCCGAACGATAGCTTGCGTCAAATAACCCAAATCTATCGTGAAGACTGCGGCGCCACATAGGATTATTGTGGGGCGAGTTCACTTGAAACATGTTTTCCACAGAAAAAGGCAGTGACGGGAATTTCATTTGTGCTGAATTATTTTCAAAAGTTTCGTTGGGGCGGTGTGTTTCTAGGTTTTCGGCATAAACCAAATCTATTTCAGGATTTGCATCTAATTCATTTCTCATTATTTCGAGATTTTGCTTATGTTTTCTATCATCGATATTGGCGTTTGTCAAATATTTACCGCTTGAATTATTTACCCCGACATTCCAAACTCCGTATATTCCTGGATCCTCAGGAAGAGGGCAATAGGAAATATTGCCAAATTTATGTTGAAATTGTTTTATGTAATATTCTTCTATTTTCTTATGAGGGGAATTCCCGCCAATAATCAAAAGCTCGCATTCGTCAAAAACGCTTTGATTTGTTATGTCATATAAAAATGGCTCAATGAAATCCCCTCCCTTAAAAAGGGATGTTATTATTGATATTTCTATATTATTCATATAAGGCTCCTATTGCAAGCAATAGGAGTATAAGGATACTAGTAACGAGATGGCCCGTTTCTATTAACGATACGAACCGTTAGATAATACGCTTTTAGTTAAATCTTGTCAAGAAATAAATTTTTATTGACTTAGGAGTATTATCCTAGTATAATGTGCACCATGAATTTACAAAATAAAGCTTCATTCTTGGTAAAATGTGGGGATGCTCACACCTTAATTGAGGCTCCCGACCCCATAGAGGCAGCCACACTCGCCTTTGCGTCACTATATCTCAGATACGGCGCAGACATTGAAGTGGGACCTTCTATAGAGGTTGTTGATCTCGAGGAGCTCAAAACAGGAGAGCCAAAAGATGAAAATACCCACTTGGTATATACCCCTCTAGCTATGGCAAATGCAGGCTACCACGGCTTAGCTTCTAACTTTTACCGTCTCCTGGAGGGGCTTGAGCGATGACCGACCTTGACCTTATTTATAACATTAAGAAAGATCGCGATACAGATTCTTCCTTGCTAGAGCTCATATCCAGACATAGCGGGATTTATATAAATATTGTTAATTCTTATATTCCACACAACTCCCCTTTTGTTCATAAGTCCGAGATTTTAGAGGACAAGGATTACCATATCTATATGGCGGCGTTAAGGTATGAAGAAAAACGAGGCACCAAGTTTAGTACCTACTTGGGCAACGAAACTAAATGGTTATGCCTAAATGCCTTTAATAGGGCTAAGCGACGCCCTCAGTTAACCAGCGAGGAGCACATACAGGAAGCTTCTTTTTTTGAAGAGGCGGATCTTGGTGAAGACCAAGAGCTACTGCAAAAGATATTCGAATTGATTCAACAAGACCCCGACTCCAGGGTAAAAATAATCTTTAAAATGCGCTATGTGGATACGCAAGGCAATAAACTAACTCCCTGGCAAAAGATAAGCGACAAACTAGATTTAAGTATTCAAGGATGCATAAACATTCACAACAAAGCTCTAAAATCTATCAAATCTCAACTAGGAACAAGAAATGCTTAATAAATTTATGGGTATTGGCAACCTTACCCACGATCCAGTTCATCGCACAGTAACGGGCGACAAAAGCCTCTGCACTTTCTCTATCGCAATCAATAATGGGAAAAACGCCGCCTTTTTTATTGAGGTTGCGGTGTGGGAGAAGTTAGCAGATACCTGCGCCCAATTCCTCAAAAAAGGGGCCAAAGTTTTTGTCGAGGGAAGCTTGCGTACCTCCACATGGACTGGGCGCGATGGACAACAAAAAAACAAAACTTCATGCTCGGGGGCGGTAGTTAAATTTTTAAGTGGAAAAGCGGAATCTCAAGAAGATAATAAAGGAGACTCCTCCTGCGAGCTTACGCCAGAAGAAGAGAAGGAATTGGCAGACATCCCCTTTTAATGAAAAAAATAATATTTAACGCTCCACTTAACAGTTTGAGCTTCGGTAATGTTTCTTTAAATATGGCCCGAGAATTTTACAAGAAGGGGGTAGAATGTTCTTTCTTCCCTATTGGAAACAATGTAGATCTTCAGGCTTTTGATAAATTAGATCCTGACTTTCACAAATGGTTGGAGGATTCTATAAATGATCGTCTTCATAATGTGTCAAACGATGCAGTCACATTACAGATGTGGCACATCAACGGTTCCGAAGCTCGTTTTAGCCCTCGAAAAATTTTATATACCTTTTATGAACTAGACCAACCCACACCCATCGAACAAAACCTCGTATCGCTTCAGGATCGTATAGCTTTCAGTAGTTCTTATGCTCGTGATAGCTTTATTAATAGGGGAGCCACTAACACACATTTCATACCTATTGGCTTTGACCCTGATTTAGGGCCCACAGGCAAAGAATATATGAAGAACAAGATTCATTTTGGCTTAATGGGTAAATTCGAAAAGCGCAAACACACCGCCAAGATAATTCAAACGTGGATTAAAGAATATGGTAATAATTTCGACTATCAGCTCACATGCTGTGTTACAAATCCTTTTTTTCAACCGCAACAAATGGAGGGCATCCTCCATAATCTCACAGAAGGAAAACGCTATGGGAATGTTAATTTTCTCCCCCATCTCCCTACTAACTCCGAAGTAAATGACTTTATTAATGCCATAGATATCGATTTAAGCGGAATGAGCGGCGCCGAAGGGTGGAATTTACCCGCCTTTAATGCAACGGCTCTAGGAAAGTGGAGCATCGTTTTAAATGCTACTTCCCACCAAGATTGGGCTACCGATAAAAATTCTCTCTTGGTAGAACCAAGCGGTAAAGAAAATTGTTATGATGGAACCTTCTTCCAGGAGGGAGCTCCCTTCAACCAGGGAACCATTTACTGTTTTGATGAAAACTCCCTTATCGCAAAAATGAAAGAAGCCGAGGGGCTCTGTAAAAAAACCAACACCGAAGGAATTAAGCTTCAAAAGGATTTTACTTACGCCAAGACCGTGGATAGCCTCTTGGCCCTATGTGACACACTATAGCAGTTTCGAGCTAATTAGCTGGAGTTCAGAATCTCATTCCTTTAAGCAGGAATTCAAGCAGTTAAGCCAGTAATAGCCAAGGTTCTTTAATGTTAAGTCATTAAGTCTTAGGTCGAGACATAAAGTCTCACCTAAAAACCCAAAACCCCGAGAAAATCGGGGTTTTTGGTATTGGCACGCTTTCTGCTTTAACAAAGATTAACTATTAACAATCAACAGAAAGATCTATAATGACCGTATACAACCGATTCCTTAGTATTAATCCCTTCGAAGATATTCTAGACAACCTCTGGTCTTCCTATCACACAACGATAGAGCTCGAGGAGGTTGATAATGACTATGTTTTCAGCGTGGAACTCCCAGGCTTTGACCGTTCTCAAATTAAAGTCTCTACTAAAAATAATCATCTTACAATATCAGCCGAAGACGAAAAAAATAAAAAAAGAACAAAAACGATTGCCCTACCTAAAGATGTAAATCTTAAAAAAATTGGCGCAAAACTAAAAAATGGCATTCTTTATGTATCGCTACCCAAGGTAGCGGCAGCTAAGCCCCAGGAGATACTTATAGAATAATCTGATGAGGTGTATATTATAAAAGAATGCCCGAATACCTTTATCAGCACCCTCAGTCAGAAGAATATAAATATATATTCCAAGGCATGGAGGACATCCATGAATACGTTGACGATGACGGAGTTGAGTGGAATCGTATTTTTACAACTACGCAGCTTAGTGCTGTTACTATAGGAGAAATTGATCCCTTTGATAAAAATGACTTTATAAATAAAACTGCGCAGAAAAAGGGAAGCTACGGGGACCTACTAGATGCAAGCAGAGATCTTGGCCGTCAGCGAAAAGAAAAACTCGGCTACGACCCCGTTCAGAATAAATACTTTGATGATTTCTCAAAGAGTCGTCGGGGTCTGCGTCACCCTCAAGACAAAAGGGGGCATAAGAAAATCAAAGGCATTGATGTGGAATTTTAGATACGCTCTATTCCAATATAACCGCCGTAAATTCTATCCCCCGAACTATCAAGAGCAAGCTCGAGAGCCATTGTTGCGTCCCACTCCCCTCCCTGTAATTGATATCCCGCGGTGATATTAACAGCTTGATTAATGTCTCCAGCAATACCCCCCACAGGACTACCTCCTACATTCATATTATAAATCTTACCCGTCTGGTAGTTAACACTCGGCAATGAAGCGGGGTCGGCCCCAAGGCCTGATATACCAAAGGAGGTGCCCTTATATCCTTTAGGTATCGTCTTAAAGCATACTAAAGTATTATTAGCTGTATCAGGGACCTGCAAAGCGGTAGGGGTTCCAGTGGTATCGTAAATCACTACGTTGCCATAACTAAGGCTCGTGGCATTAAAAGAAGTCACTACAAAATCAGTAGGTAGAATTGTGATCTCCTCTGAGTCGGCGCCCACAGCCGAATCACTATAAATCTTCCTCCAGGGACTTCCCGAAGAGCCTAGCGCCGAACCCGTGCCGCTCGGCATTATATCGCCCTGTACCCTAATTGTGGCTGTTTGCCCATAGGCTCCACTTCCCCCCAGATCGATGCTATAGTCTGGCTTAAAAGAGGCCACCGTAGTCAATCCCACGGCTAAATCGAGCTCAATGCCCCCCGCTGAGCTCGAAGTGGTTCCGAGAGTGCCAGTCATAGCGTCCCCACTTCCTTGCGCCTGTAAAAATATCCCCGAATTCATGGCCGAACTTATTACGCTTGCCTGCGTGGGAAATAAACGTAATTTAGCTAAATTATTAGTGGCGTCCGCCGCGGGAGTGATTACGACATTGTCAATTACATTAGGATGCAGCAAAGAATTAAATCCTAGTTGACCCCTTATACTAGCGAGTCCGCTAATATCCAATTGAGACTCGGGTGCTGTATTAGCGATGCCCACATGATCCAACCCCCCAGCCGTGTAAAAATTCAATACAGGAAGCCCAGCTGCCGTTTTTACCGCTAAGGCGCCCGTTGACTGCCCCACGATCAAAGGAAAATCTTGATTGCTGGCATCTAGGCCAGGAGTGGTACAGCTTATTGGTTCTGCCGCGTTAAATTCTAAAATCCCCGATCCTGCCCCCGCCGCTGCATTTAAGCGCAATCTCCCTGTGTTGGGAGAAGAAATGCTCAAATCCGCCTCCTCCCCGAAGGATAAAGTATAACTCCTCCCCACTAAAGAATTACCCGAAAGATTAAGAGCATTGATACCTCCCGTAGGAAGGCTCGAAAGAGTTCCTGTAATGTTTACATTGCCATTAAAGTATTTGTTATTCGAAAAGTATGCTACCCCACTTAAAACTCGATTTAATTCGGGAACTACCGCGAGGGCGCTTCCGCTAACTGTGTTAACTGCCTCCTGCAGACCATCAACCTGCCTAAATTGTATTAAAGCCATGCTTTCTTTTACACTTTAAAATGCTCCTTTTCTTATTATTATAGTGTATAATGAGTGTTTTACTATATAAACCTAATTCTAAAAACACAGGTTCTGCTTTTACATTTCAAGCTGGCATTGATCATAAAAGCCAAGAACAAGTTCTTTATATTAAGTCCGTCAAGCAACATAGCTGGGACCCTGAAAAGAAAAAGGGTTACTTTCAGCAAAACAGCAAGGATCCCGAAAAAAATATTATTTTAAAATTCAATGAATTTGAAATCGGCTCCTTAATTTCCGCCATGGAAGACCGTAGAGAATATTCCACCTTTCATTCTTACGGTGAAGATAAAACTTCTATCAAATTCCTTCCGTGGGACAAACCTACAACCGTAAGCAGCTTCAATAGCCAAACGAATAAATACGAACAGAAAAAGACCACCATTCCCGCTTTTGGACTTACCCTAACAAAAAACGGCAGCAACTCTTTTAAAATTGCCCTCGAGCCAGGGGAGTGCCAGTGCTTAAAAGTTTTATTTAAGCTTATTCTAACCACAACCTATGGGCTCAGGGTAGAAAAACAGCTTAATGCTATAAAAGAAGCGGCCAACAAGACCCCTAACGAGTTTATTTAATGAGAAAGAAAAAAGTTCTTTTACATTCCAATACCTCTCGAGCCTTTACGGGGTTTGGCAAAAACGCCAAGAATGTTTTGTCTTATTTAGTAGAGAATGATTGCTGCGAAGTAGTAGAGGCAGCCAATGGAAAAAAATACAGCGACCCTTCTCTCAAAACGCTGCCCTGGAAGGCTGTAGGCACGCTTCCCGATAATGACCAGGTGATAGAACAGATTAATCAAGACCCTAATCGCGCTCGTGGTGCAGGTTATGGTCACGAAATGATAGATAGAATAATCAAAGAAGAACGCCCCGATTTATATATAGGGATGGAAGACATTTGGGCGTTCGAAGGATTTTATGAAAAAGATTGGTGGAATAAAACTACATGTATGATTTGGACCACTCTAGACAGCCTTCCACTTTTGCCCGCCGCAGTAAATCCCGCTAGTTTAATAAAAAACTATTACGTCTGGGCTTCTTTTGCAGAACGCGAAATGCACAAACTAGGAATTAATCACGTCAAAACCCTTCGTGGAGCAGTTCACTCCGAAGACTTTTTTCGGCTATCTACTGACGCCCGAAAAACTCTCCGCGCTCGTAATAATCTCCCCCCTCAGTCCTTTATAATAGGTTTTGTTTTTCGCAATCAACTACGCAAAAGTGTTCCTAATATTCTGGACGGCTTTAAGATGTTTTTGCAAAAAACCCCCGAATCTAACGCGCGCCTCTTATTGCACACACACTGGGGCGAAGGGTGGGACATTCCTCGCTTGCTACATGAAAAAGGAATTGATCCCGCGCTCGTGCTCACCACCTATTACTGCTCTCAATGTGGAGAGTATGAAATTAAGCCATTTAGCGGCCATCAGCAAGATTGTAAATTTTGTGGGGCCAAAGAAAGTCAAAACACCACAAATGTCGGCGCAGGGGTGAACGAATCCCAATTAAACGAAATTTATAACCTAATGGATGTGTATTGCCATCCATTCACAAGCGGGGGCCAAGAGATTCCCGTTCAAGAAGCTAAACTTACCGAACTAATAACTTTAGTAACCAACTATTCCTGTGGAGAAGATTGTTGCACTTCGGCCAGCGGAGGATTTCCCCTCGAATGGGCCGAGTACCGCGAGCCAGGCACCCAATTTATCAAGGCCAGCACCTACGCGCGGAGCATCGACAAACAGCTCACCAAGGTATTTAAGATGAAAGAAACCAAAAGAAGGTCACTAGGGCGCAAAGCGCGCCAATTCGTCTTAGATAATTTTTCCAAAGACGTGATTGGAAAACAGGTAGAGGAAATCATAAAGGCTGCGCCCTTTTTGGATGATTCGATTGATTTAAGCATCCAGCCAAAAAACCCTCAATATCCTATGCCCAATACTGAGGACGATGGAGAATTTATTAAAGATTTATATCAAAATATACTAAATAGAGCAGTAGACCAGAACTACCAAGGATACCAGCAGTGGATGCAAAACCTTAAACAAGAGAAAAACAAGGAGGCCGTTTATAATTTTTTTATTAAGACCGCTCACGACCATAATAATACATTAAATTCTTTCGATATTAAAAAGTTTTTAGACCCAGAAGACAAAGGTTCTCGGATTTTAGTTGTTTCCCCCTCAAGCGGCACCACGGTTTTATATGCCCTAAGCATGCTGGCCAGCATTAAACGTGATTTTCCCGATTACAATATTTATTTCTCAACTCGTCCAGACCTGTTTAGCCTTCTAGATGGCAATCCTTTTATCCACAAATTTATTCCGTTTGACCCATCGCTTGGCAACTCTTTAGAGCTTGAGGGGTTTGGGGATAATGAAGGGCATTTCCAAATCGTTTATAATGCGGATCCCCTGGCAACAAATTTAAATATTAATTCCCACCACAATGGCCAAATGTCCCCTAACTTTTCCCTGGCTTTATGCACTGCCTAGAAAAATACGCTCTAGCCTGTAATGCTTTTATCAAAAAGCCTCCGCTGGAATATGTTTTTTTTCCGTTGCCGTTCTCTAACTATATCACCCTAGATCTTGGGGCAGAATTTAACCATCGAGCCTACCCCTTTTTTCAAGATGTTATTAACGAAATATTACCCATCTTGCACGATAACAATATTCATCTTGTACAGCTGGGAGACGCTAAAGACGAAGCCCTTAACGGCTGTTATTATTTAAATAAGAGAACTCAACTAGGCCACCTTAATTATTTACTAAAATATTCGTTGCTTCACGTCAGTAGTCAATCATTTACCGCTAATATCGCTAATTGCCTCGGCACCAAACAGGTTTTATTATACGAAGAAAAAGAGGCCCCTCTATGCGCTCCAATGTGGGAGGATTCCACTATTGACCACATACTTCACTCAAGTTCGCCGCGCCCCTCACTAGGAACCCCTACTCAAGAAATTTCAGTCTCCAAGATTTTTCCCGAAAAAATTAGTAAGAAAATTTTAAAAAACCTCGGGTTCCCTATTTCCTCCATTAATACCCAAACCATATATATAGGGTCTGAATATAATAAAATGGGGCTAGAGGTTATCCCTAATTTTATCGCTGCGCCCGAGACTCACCCCAATTCCCTGGTTAATATTAGGGGCGACATATCATTTAACGAACAGGCTATTGGTTCTTGGTGCGGCCAGGATCGCCAATTAGCTATAAAATTACCCCCAATAATAAATTTAAATTTTCTCACTCAACTTAGGCCATTTATCCAGGGGCTTTCATACGAAGTTTCTCCGAATACCGCATTAGATACCCTAAAGGGATTAAGGGGGCTAGGTAAAAACTTAATGTTATACACTTACGAAGAAAACGAAGAAAGACTAGACGAATTAAGGCTTAAATTTCTAGACTTTCCTATTGAGCAAGTAGTAAAAACAACAGAAAAATCACTTGACATAAAAGGCAATATAGACTATAATGAGCTTCACTTTAAAAGTTGTAAGCAAATATTATCCAACAATCAAGTCTTTCAGTCCATCCCTTCAGCCCTGCAGGCACAATCAACACGAGATCCTTCTTTAATTTGTGACTCGCCTTTATTCTGGGAAGACCTAAGATTTTACAAAATTTATAAAAAAAATGGCTAAAAGAGGAAGGCCCCCGAAGGCCACACTGACCCCACCTGACGGACCCGCCTTATTTAAGCGCGACGAAAACGGACTCCTAGAGAACGTAGACTATATTTTTAATGACGATGGTTCCGTGGATTGGCGTGCCATGATTGGCGAAGAACACCTCTTCCCTAATAAATCTTGGTTTGAGGCGCGCGGCAAAGATGCCCCTTCCTCAAGTAATGGGCTTAAGGACTACCAACTCTTAATTAAACTAAGCGGAATTAAAGAACTGGCGCGCCTACGCGGTTTTCGTGATGTATCGTATACAATTAACCGCTGCGACTCTAATCACGTTACAGTAACGTGCAAAATTGAATTTTGCCCCAATTACGAAACCAACGGGGAGGCGGTTTCTTTTCAAGACATGGCTAATGCCACCCTAGACAACACCAGCAACTTTGCTACAAAATTTCTCGAAACAATTGCGTGTAATCGCGCCTTTGTACGCTGTGTGCGCAATTTTTTAAATGTCCACATCGTCGGGGATGATGAAATTGACAAATCGGGAAGCGCTCCTATTACGGCGCAAGCGAATAGTAACGTAATAACTCCCCACGGCATACTGGAACAAAAATTTGAAGACTTTAATGGATTAAAGGACTTCTTGCGCGAACTCTGGCAACAAAAACTCTATAGAAATGAATCGGTCAAGGAATGGGTGGGCTTTGAGGATATCCCGCCTAAAGAGGCCCGAATATTGCTAAAATTAGCTAAAAGTGCTGCGGAATAGGTGTAATTTAACCTATGGCACTCAGGCAATCGAGAGACGCGGTTCATATTTCAGATGACGGTTCGGCTACTTCACAGGGGATTGGGGATGTAGGTTGTGCCAACTTAACGCCGTATCTTCTTTTAGGTTACCCAACGGACGAAAATCCAGGGCGTATTCGAGTAGATGACGACGGGCCTATTTCCTTCCCAACTAAGGAGGATAAAACTTTCAGAAAAAATCGCGGCCTAGATGAATCCCTCGCCGTCTACAATGAAACTCTAGGAGGGGTCAATTGGCCTCCCCCTCAAAACGCGGCGCAAATCCCCGTTGGAAAACATTTCTTAAAAAGAGCTTCTATTTTTGTTCAACCTTTAAAACTACACAATAATGCAAGCAAGGGTCGAGAGGGAATCCTCCAGAACGCCCCGAGCAACGCACCAGATATTCCGTACTGTTTCGAAGCTCGACAAGCTGACGATGCCCAAAAAGTTTATTCCGACGGAACGCTGTTGCTTGATATGGACACCGTGGATCTCTATGAGAGCTGCGGGGCGGATATGTCAAACCTGGGGGGATTAGCGGAAGTCGGAGACACTTTTGATCCTGCCATTTTTCCCACTCCTGGCAGAGGTATTCCTGTAAAATTTCAAAAAATTTATTTTTATGCCACGGAAAGTTCTTTTACTGGTCAGGCGATCCTTGGTGGTGGAACTGGGACCACCATTCCTGGTAGCCCAGGATTTGTGACGGGCGAGGGTCTAGAAAATAATATGTGGAATGCTCCTCAAAATTTCGACACAAAGGTGGGAACTCTCGGACGTAGCGATGGCAGAGGCTCTCTTTTTAGCGCCCATGTTCTAATGGCAAACCCTACTAATTTGGGCAAAGAATATGTATATGAGGATGATGCCAGTACAGCGGCCGATGCCAAAGCCCTCAACTGGCTGAAATTACTCAATACAGATGATGACGGGGAGACCCCTGATCTCCCCGCCTGGGACCACGCAGGAGGTTGGTGGGACTATAGTGGTAATACAATGACAACCACTCAGACCCAATACCACGAAGGAGTGGGTATGCATGCAGGAGCAAATGGCTGGGGAGGCAACCTAGGAGGGGGCGACTCCAATCCCCCGCTAGTAATGGGCGACGGTGCCTTAGGTTTTGTGGAAAGAAGGTTGAGCAGCATGCTTAATGCATATGAGAATATTTATTTTAGTTTTGTAAAAGAATACGAAAAATTCACCAAAACTCCCGTGACGCTTTGCGTTAGCGGAACAGGGGAATCAGGGGAATCTAAGCAGTATAGTATTAGCGGCACCGTTCTTTTTACTCCCGATCCGCCCAATAGCGGACTTTTTAATGAATTAGTTGGGTCAGGTAGCGGAGAGGTAAAAATAATCACCAAATTTATAAACCCACAATTGGGCGCGACGGGGCAAGATTTATTGAATATCAGTGGCAGTTGCCAATCTTCACCCTTTCCCCCTTCAAGGGACTGCATTTATGAAAACATGGGAGTAACCTTTGACGGAATGAGCGGGCTCTCGGGATTTTTGGACAATTCACGCCTTCTTGTTAAACCGCCCACGGGGACAACCTAATGCAAATAGATACTTTTTCCTCTCAAACAGGCAACCTCAGCTATAAGGCCTCTTTAAATTATCCCTCAGGAGACCTTTTGTATTTTGGCCTAGGGTATACGGGGGACCCAGGGCTCGTCAGAAAAATAACATTTTCAGGATCAAGTGGTAAATTTTCAGATCAGGACTCTAACTTTTTCATGGGACTTTATAACGGCCTAGTTCTTAATTTGAGTGGAAACATATTTACAGGTCATCACAGCTACTTTATTAATACCAGCGCAGAGGATTATCGCCTGAATGTGCGCAATGGAAGGCCTGATGAAAAGTATATATTAGCCAACAACAATGCCTCGCGGGTCACAGGGGCTATTAATTGTATATTTTTTGACAGCACTCCCCTCCAAGGGGGGAATCACCCTTCGGGCTCCCTGTTTCGCGCCAGGGTTTTATCCCAGGTAATCTAACAAACGATCAGTCTGTCCCTATGTCTATGGGACCTACATCAGGAAAATCGAAACTACCCATTTGTGGCGATGGTCCTGGAGCGGGTGGCGCTGGCGCTTGAGGCTGTCCAGGAGGCGCGGCCTGGTTAGGCTTCTTTAACCCAAAAGAAAATGGGGCGGGCTTTGACTCCACGGAACTTTTAAATTTAGGCCCAAAGAATTCGCTGGTACTGTCATAACCCTGCGTCGCCAAAAAGTCCCTGAAGGTTATTAATTTATTAATTTTGTCGCGGGCCCCCCGAATTTTCCTTTGCCCCACGCTTAGAGTAAGCGTTAATCCGCCCTGGGAGTCTATAGTGGCCCCTATATTTTCTAAACCCTCCCAAATAGTAGGCAACTTCGTGGGAACGCCATTGTAGACAAAAGTTCCCCCTTCATTCTGGTTAAAATCGGACAGCGCGGAATCGTTCAGGAGCATATTCATATTCTGCTGTATTATGCCTTCTTTATTAGCTAGACCACACGCATATTGCAAAGTGTTAGCGGGATCTTTATCTTGCTCTTTTTCAATCCCCAGGCGACTCACATCAGTGCGCCTTGATGGTATTTTTTGAATCCACAGGTCAGCATTAGGGGTTTCACCTTTGGCTTTAGCTCCATCACAGCCCACTACCTCAAGCCTGGCATTAGGCGCTCTTTTTTCACCTATAATTAAATCATTATCAAAAGTATCCTCTGCAAGCAAGACATCAGCTAGTGTCAGCGTACTGTCCCCTTCTATAGTATTACTTAAAACGTCATTTTCTGCCCCATATATCCAAGCAGCAAAAAACTTTTTTCTATCTCCAGGGCATGAAAAGGTAAAATGAGGATCCTGTTTGGCGCCACCCCTGAAAGCAAGGCTCCACGGAGTCGTCTTATCAGGAAGCTCGTCTAATATCTGATCAATTTCATCAGCTAAATACGCCGTAAAGTTCGACTGTAGTTTTCCCGCGTCATCTATAAACGGAAATTCAAAACCCGCGAGGGGTAGCTCATTGCCCTGGTTTGTTAAGTAAGGGAGGGTAACTACATCAAACCCATCTCTTTTTGCGCGCTTTACCCAGCGAGCTTCCTGCTTATTGATGGAAGAAAAATAAACTTTCTTATATTTTTCTGTCCAATCCTCTTGGAAAGCCAGTCCTGCGGCCGCCTTTAGGGTGCGGCCACCTTCTGTAGAAATCAATAGCTCCCCATCTGGAAGCATTTCTAGCGCATCAGTTTTGCACGCCCAATCCTTATCTTTATCTCTCTGGGCCTGTGAAATAGTCTTAAGCTTCTCTGTGCACTCTAGGTTTTTTACAAAATCTATCCAATCCTTGTTAGAGCCTAACTTCTCCGCCTGTGCCGCTGCCTCCCCCGAAAGAACAGCGATGGCCATTCCAGCAGTCAATTTTATATTTAACTTAAAAAACTCCACCATCTTATCGGGGCCCACCTTTAGCTGCAATAATTTATATAAAATATCATCGGCCGTGAGCTCGATCCACGGATTTAATTTTGTTACAGACGACCTAAAATTAACCTCACAACCTTCGTTCCATGATCCCGTAAAATAATTTGTCTCTGTCCCTGTTTTTTTTCCGCCCCCTGTCTCAGGGTCACACCCCACCACATCCAGATCTCCTTGCAACCACCATACATTAGTCTGTATGTCTTTAGCATACGCCAAAAGACTTTTCCAAACCTCGCTACTCCCAAAATCCTTTAACAAGGCTACTCCATTTTTTTCACCTGTCTCAGCCGCATCGGGATCATTCTTTATATAAGCAATCATGAAAGGAACCAAGTTCTGCTCCGCGGCCATCCCCACGCCAATACCTTCATTTATAAGCAGTGTTTGTAGCTCAGCAATTGCGGGTGAATAACTCCAAGGCTTCTCAACTTCCTGTTTTACCTGGACATCCTCGTAGTCCTGGGTTGTTCCATCCTCAACTCGATTGGGGCTCGCCGCAATTACACAGGGGAAAAGTGCTTCGACCGCCAGATTGCGACTTAATTTAGGCTCCTGCCCCTCGGCCCACGCATAGGCACTAGCATAGCCGACATTATCCTTTCGATCCGCAAATTGTTGAGCAATCATTTTTAAATAAACATAAATCCTAAAAAAATCTTCTCCAAATCGCACGGCGTCCAACAATCTGCACAAATGCGCAATCTTTTCCATTTGCTCGGGATCGGGTTCCTTGGGGAAATCCCCCTTGCCAGGATCCGTATCACGCCGTGGATAATTTAAGTCGTCCACATCCCTATTCGCGCAGTCCTTTAGTTTTAGTTCCTGAGCAGTATTTAACCTAATCGCGGTCCCCTGTCCCCTGCACATGTTGGATGGATGATCAGGAGCCACCTCCAGCTTCTTGGTTGCGCTTTTAGTATAGGTCCCCTCTAGAGTAGTACTAAGGGTTTTTGATATTAAATTTGCCTCTCCCTGAGCCGTCTGCATGCCCCGCCAAATATCTGCCTCCCCCTCAAACACATCTAACCCATAATTTCCCAAACCCCCCATAGTAAAATCAGCAAATTCTTCCTGGCCATCAGGAGCCCAAGGGTTCCAAAAAAATAAACAGCCCAATTTTTGGGATATTACGTTTAATACGTCTCTTAAGGACCCCCCTGTATTATAATAGTACCCCACAGTAGAAACCATATGGGCAAAAGCCAAGGTATGAGGAATTCTTAGGGCGAGAATTTCTTGATATAACTCATAACCCGTATAAAGTGATGTTTTTTGTATACTATTTTTTAAACGACTCAATAAAGACTTCTTTTCGAGTGCGGACTTTTGTGCGCTGGTTAAACCGCTTAGTTTAATTAGGGCTCCATTTTGTGAGGGGGAGCTCATATACTCCTCTCCCACCACAATCCAAGCGCTATGGGTGTTAGTATAAGCTCGTTCGGAACCGCTTGCGTCGGTATGTACTCCTCTAAGAAAAACGGGAACTTTTGCTATCCAAGAAGGCACCGCCTCCAATAAGCTTACAGTTAAAACAGTGCCCCCCGCTCCTTGTTGGATTTCCGAACCGATCGGCCAAAAGTCCAGAGTTAAGGCCTTTACGTCCTCATCCTCTCCGTCTTCACCCTCCTGGGTATAAGTGAACGCCAATTCTTTCGGAGGCCCTCCCGCAAAGCTGGCATACATCTCCACCTCGTCATACTTACCGTCCTCACTAACAACAGTAACGCTCGCTGTAGAGGCGCCAATAATGTTGACATTTATATCCGCACTAGTAATATAGCCGCCATAAGCCTTAGATTTTCCATCTAATTTTACGGCGCTTTTCGTAACTGATAAAGACATCTTATATATTAGCTCAAATTATTAAAAACTTCTAGGGCTGAATTTTGAATTTGGGTCTCTACCCCCGACCTTACCAAATCAATACTTGCTCCATAATAATAAAGGCTCGGATCCTGTCGCACCCCATTTATATAAACTATATTACTTTGAGTATTTATTTTTTGGCCTGAAAAATCATAAGCACGCCCCGTAGAATAAAGAGCTCCTGGATTAGGAGTCGTATAATAATATACACCCGTTGCCCCTGTAATAGTCCCTGTGGGCTGAAAGCCTCCTGCTTTGTCTATCCAATCTATTCCCGAATATATTTTAATTCCATTAAAATATTTATCTGTCCCTATGATGTCGATTTGAGAGAAAGGGCCTCCAGCATATTGACTCGTGTCGGTAATAATTAGCTTGCCTTTGGCGCCTATTTGGTTGACATCACTTATCGCATTAAAAGGAATGTTCGCCAACGACAAAGTATTAGTTAAAAAACGTGTGGTTGCCAGCTCTCTATCGGCCGCCCCAAAACTGATTCCTGAACCCGTCTCAAGAGCAATGGATTGCCACGCACTATTTCCCGTTAGCGCATAGTCACCGCTAATAGACACAGAACGCAAGCCGCTCACGCTTACGAACGACAAAGGTCCTTCTACTTGCAGTTGTCCATTAATAACAAGGAGACCGCTTCCTGAAGACAGAACCCCCGTATTATTTATTTCATCGGGCCCCGCAGATTGATTAGAAAAAATAACATTATTAAAAATATAAGAATTTAGACCTGTATAAGTCACAACCTCCACAAGGTCCCCCGTAGAGCGTTGCCCCAAAAAAATCATTTTAGAAGGGTAGTAGCCCTCAGGCACAGAACCACTAAGCTCCTGAGAAGAACCTGTGGCTAAATAATATGTTGGTGCGCCCGTGATGCCTGTAAGGTATTCTCCCGTAGCAGTAACGCCCGTTACATTATGCCCCGTATAAACAGGAAATTGCTGTCCCGTCACCAACAGGCTTCCACTTAAATAATCAAAACCCGTTATACCTGTTGCGCTTGCCGCAGTAACCCCTGAAGCATAATAAAAATGAGCAGGAGGACTTACTCCCAAACCTGACCCATAATATCCTGAGTCACCCCTAAAAGGGGTTCCCGAGGCCACGCCTGTTGCCGTAACATAAATCGTTTCCCCTGTTAATACGCTTCCCGTTAAATTAGTTACCCCCGTAATAGATCTTAAATATCCTGTAAGAGAAATATAACCCGATAATAAATTTTCATTATAGAGAACCCCCGTATCTTGAAAAGATACCCCGCTAAAGCCTGTTATGGACCCACTATGTTGACCGCTAATAGCTGAAGTAAGTCTATAGTCTTGATACAATGCATCCGCTAAAGCGTTATAATCGTAATCCGCCAATCTCCCTGTATATAAAAATATACTACTCATATATCCGCTATAAGGATATTCGCCGCTCCCAACAAGCATCTTTTGATTGCTTTGCAAATTATAGGCATTTTGTATTGTAAAAGATTGCTGCCCCACAAACCTTTTCTCTTTTATATCAAACGCGCTGAAAGAAACTCTGCTGGAATTAATAGAAAATCTATAAATATTAGCTTCGTGCGCCACAATATTAGAGTAAGTAAAGATAGAAGGAGTCCCATCATTATAATATTTAAAATATAAATGGTTGGCGCCATCAACCCCCAAGCAATACCCGCTACTATTAGCCTCGTCTATATTAGAAAAAAGCGTTGCGGGATCGTTGGCTCTTTTTTCTTGGGTCACGATCATGTTCAGGGTTGTGGGATTAAAATTTTCAGTATCGGCAACCTCTATGTAACCAGCGGAAAAATTTCCCGTCCCTCCTGAAACTCCAATATCATCTCCTGATACAAACTGGTTTAAAGGACGGCCAAGACCTTCGTAATTATGCACCCTACCCGAAAAGCCAGGAGAATAAACCCCTGTATTGATAGATTGATCCCCCAAGATCCAAAGAGCATTTACAGGCTCAGGCAACCACTCAGGCGGAGTCTCAGGAGGTCTCGTCCCCGTATACCTATTAAAATTATAATAAAAAGCAAACTGATTAGGAATCTCCCTATCTTGCAGAGTAAAATAAAATCCTGTACTATAGCTCATTCTACTCCTCTTTTAGTAATAAGGTTTCAATTGTGCTAAGTGTTCCATCTATCGCTACAGCCTTAACCTTAGAATCAAAAACTGTTTGCCGAGTTAAAGAAGTGGCCCCATCTCCGTCTTCCTGCGTCATGTCATTGGTCATGGTGGCTTGCGTATTAAGGGGGTTTACCTCGATATAATCGTCGAAAACCGACCCCACAGAATAGGAGCTACAGGCGTCTGCCTGTGCCGTAAGACTAAAAGTACCCATACTGTGGTACCCTAAATTATTAAACACAAAGTCGCTGATGGTTTGTACTTCGGCTATCTTTGGCAGCGCGGGGCTAGCGGTAAATGCCATATTAGACCCCTTTCCAAAGCAGTATTTATTTTTACGATTATTATAAGTCTCAGCTAAGGAAAAGCTTTTCTCTTCGGGGCTCTCCCTCGTCTCCGAAGAAAGGAGGACCTTATTTAATGGATTTTTCTCTATGTCGAACTTTCGCGGATCACCTTCGCCGATTTGGCCCCCCTCCCCAATAAAGCGGCTATAAGCCTGATTGGCTTCATTAAAAAAATCGACCCCCTCAACGCGCGCCTTTAAGCCCTCATAAGTAACATCAGGACTATTAGGGGCGGCAGCAACAGTAACCCTTACAGTGACCAAATTACCCTGAGCCTCATCGTTTACATCTACAGTTATGTCTAGAGCCACCGTTTCTTCAACGTCACTACCTACGTTAAAAGAAAAATTGATGCCTCCCCATAAATCGTCTTGGGTAATGTTTTCATTCTCAAGCTTTGGGTATGCCTTTCGTAGCTCTTTATAATGATCCATAGCCCCCGTTATGTCTCCTGCTGCAAAAACGCTTCCGTTAACCGCGGTGCTTGTTTTGCCGAGCTCCTCACTTACAACCGTAGTATATTCCACTGGGCTTCCCACTCTATACTTCTCCTCAATAGAATAAGTGGCGTTCACTCGATTAAAAGAGCTCGTGGTACTGTATAAAATACCATTCGCATTTTTAAAGTTAGTAAAAAAGGGGCTCGAAGCCCCCTTGTCGTCGGCGGCAAGAGGATTAGTGTCCCCGATACCGTCTTGACCAACCAAGTTTTCGCAAAAACTCCTAGCCTTTCCAAAAGGATCTGTACAATTTCTTATCCCTCTCGCAGAAACACTATGAGTTACGTCCGTGATTCCATTAGATCCCTCGTTATAGCTCCATACATTTGAAGCATCGACCACACCGTGTGCAGTAACAAAGTCTCCAGGATCAGCATAAGCCTCAAGTTCAATAGTATAGGGAATATAAGAAAATTCATCATTACCCCCAAAATTCATGGAGGTCAATTTGGCACAAGGATAATTTTTTATTCCGCCAACGGCTAATATCTTAAAATCTCCCGTAAACATATCGCTCACTCGAGAAGTGGGGGTGAGAGGATCTTCGCATTTGCTCAGGGTTCCCTCTAGGCTTATAGTATCTACTGCTACCGACGCAGCTCCGCCTTGTTCAATAAAACTACGACTAATGGAAACAATGGGATCTCCTTCTGGAAAAAAGACGCCATCATAACTAACTAAATTCCCGTCTGCCATTTTAAGTTACTACAGCCTCCGCTCTTATGTTTATATTTTGACCAGGTTCTACCGTATACGAATACTCTAGATTTCTCCAAAAACTACAGCTATAAGTATTTAAAGCGGTTTTAGCTTCTCCGAGCACAGCTGGCCAAAAAGTATCCTTCGGATCCTCAGCTGTGCCTCCAACCACACTATAAGTAAATCCATCCCCCATTATCGATAAATCAACATTTAATAGCTCATTAATGGTGGCTCCATCTTGAGCAATAATATCCTTTTTATTATCGTCTGCAGTATAAAGATTTAAAGCAGGAAAATAAATTTTTGAATCATAAGAAGGGTTGCGTGACACATTTTCGCTATATACCTTAAATCCCTCATCATTTCTAGCATAAATCGGATCCTGGGAATAATTGTAACCTAGCGTTACGGTGCCCTGTCCTTTTTGATCGCTCCTGGAAGAGCTAATAGGTCTAGGGCTAAACCCAGCCAAGGTGGGCCTACGGCGCCAGTGGCCGCTTGCACCCGAAACGGCCTGCTTCCACGCTACATAGATGCCACTTTGATACGTAGGCCCATTCCCCTTATAATTCATGGTGTAATTCTTAGCTATCCAACACCCTTCCTTATTAGTGGAAAGCGTGCTTGAGTAAGTGAAACCTGTCCCTCCCGTTAATGTAGGATCATTACTGAGAACAAGGGAATAACTAACACTAGAAGTTAGATTGTTAATACTCTTAGACGTAAAAACCACCTTGGGATATCCATTTTCGACAGCGAGAGGCTCGTCTACATCCGACTTTAAGTCCGTAAAAAACGCTTGAAGACGCGTCACTGCATCGCCCTCAGGCTTTAAAAGGTCGTCCACAACCGTATCAGCGCCTTCCCCTAGGAGCCAGCTGGGAGAACCTATGCTACCAAGATCCTCAACCTCCCCCTCTTCCCTAACAGACACAACATTATTAGTGTCACGAGCAAAAGTTGAAGATCTTTGATACGCAACACCGTCATCTGCATTAGGATTACTGGACTCAAAAGTCTCAGTATAGCTTACCGTATTTTGCATTTTATCTTCTGTTTGTGAAAATATTTTTTTCCAGGTACTGCCTGGGTCGGGAAAATCACTGATAGTGCTTCCGCCTGGCCCTCCATCTAAACCCATTGTAAACCAAGGAACCCCTGCTATATCCGTGCACCGAAAGATTTTATGCGCAAAAGTTCGCGCGCTAGCCTGAGCTACGGTCCCCACACTTAACTGCGCAGGGTTAGCCACTCCCGCGCTCAGAGCAGGGTTGCCACTCAAATCACGAAGTCTACTAAGAGGGGAAACTACCATCCCTTGAGCTTGATTAACCTGAGCGAGGAGGGTTAAGGTTAAGGTGTGATTGATTGAAAAACTATTATTACTCCTCGAATAACTCCATGATTCCCCTATCTCGGAAGCGTATGCAAAAACAGCAGAATTTACAAAACAGTCATAATAAGGATCATCGCTGATGGGCGAAACATCTCCTACCGATTGACCTTCGAATACAAGCGTTGCTTCGCTATAATTTACTAAATCTCCCGCAGGAAAAGAAAAATCTACCAACCTAAAGAGCCCCAGTCTTTCACTCCCCACAAAAACTTCCTCATAGCCACCTGTGCCCATTAAGTCTGTTAAATAAGACGCTACAGTTGTCGACACTCCCGCCACGTTAGAAACGTCCACCACGGCGCCTCTAACCGTTGCTCGTTGTACGGTATTAAAACGCGTTACATCTCCTCCAAAAAAATTGGGGGTGAAAGAGGTTTCCACCGACAATACGCTATTAATAATCATTAACTATTAAGGATTGCGGCGGTTTCGTTTTGCGTTCGCGCGGCCACTGTATCCAGAAGCCACTCATTGTGAGATTTAATTACTCCTCCCACCGCCGCAGCTATACGCGACTGTAGCCCAGGAACATTGACCCTGACCCGAATTTCTCCACCCACATCTAGTGGTATAGCGGTTGGAGTAAGAAAGACGGCCTTAAAGGCTCCAACAATTCGATCAAATTCCTTGAGCGCCAGGTCAAAGTCTTTAACATTTAACGCTTTATTGTCGCCCACCGCATTTTCCTTAAAATTAGGAATAAAGCCCTGGGAGTGAGAGGCTGCTTTATAAGGGTTAAAACCAAAGCGATCCTCTACTTTATTTTTATATTGAGGCGCCACGCGGGAATTATAGGGAGGGACAATAAAAGGCTGCCTCATCCCTGCTCCGTGCAGCACCTTTTCCTGATTATTATAATAAGAGCGTCCCACCCCAGGTATATTAATTGATTTAACGTCCCCAATTCCTACAGGCTTCGCATAACCCGCCGCCACCGACGAAGCCACTTCGCCAAACTTATTAAAGTTTGGTACAAAGCCGCCCCCAAATCCCAAGGTCGCTTTCATCATCTGTTCGTTTATTTCCACGTCTTTTCCCACAACGCTCCTAGTAAGCAGCTTTTTGGCCTCAGTCAATCTGGCTTTATCTACCGCCTTGGATCTTATTAGGTCCACCATGCCCCCAAGGTCCCAAGCCGCAATAGGTACTGTGCGCCCGTCGCCTTTCTCCTGAAAGATTCTTTTAAGCCTGCCCTCTATCATCTCCTGAACATTCGCGGGCTGGGTCTTATAAATATCTCCAAATTTCCCGCCCTGCAGGTTTGCAAGCAAATTATAATCTCCAGGCCAAGTTGCGCCATCGCGATAAGACCTAATAGCTTTGCTGAATCCGACGGCATTTAAGCCCTTGTTATCCCCCCCTAGGTAAGCTCTGTAAACTGCATTGCGCAGCTTCTCTGCAGTGCCTTTTCTGCCGCCCACTGCTCCCTTCATCATCGCTTTCATCTTGCCCGCTGGGGTCTGCGCTTCCTGAAAGGCCATGACAGCTGCCCCTCCAGTTGCCCTGCCTGCTGCTCTTGTTCTCTCTATGGCTAGGGGCGTAACTAAAGCTGGATCAAAATTTTTCATGATCTGCAACTCTTTCGCGCTTGCTCCTCTTCCAAGTATTCCTTGCCCCTGAAGAGCTCTTAGTGCCTCGTTCAGCGCCTCATCGGACTTTTGTGTGAATTCGGTGCCAGCAGTCAATTTCTCCAATGATACGGCTGGGAAATCCTCCGTCTTCCGATTGAGATTCTCCGCCTTTATAGCTTCCTTGTAGAGTCCCAGGAATTGCCTAGGCTTCTCTTGCGCACCAGTCAACCCACTAAACTCCTTTATATACCTCGTGATACTCTTATTGTCGCCCAGCAGAAGATTTAATTTTCCGAAGTCTTTTTTTCCTGCTAAGTCATTTACGGATTCCAGACCTTCGGCAAAAAGCTTATGATATTTCTTGGTATGCGCCCCCCTTAAGGGCCCGCTCTTAAACGCCTTTCGACCATTCACGCCCAAACTAGGATACATGTTTCTTAACCCCAGCTTCCTAAACCAAGGCAATTGAATTCTGCCATATTGAAAGGGTGCTTCAGCGCGCTTACGGAAGAAATCTTCGTTCGGATCCGCAAATCCTCTTCCTCCCTGCATAAGCAATTGCACAAAAGCGGGATCGCGAGCATTTGCCCAACCCTGCAAGACATTGTCGATTTCTTCTTTTGCCTTCTCAAGACTTTGGAACTGGGGAGGTACCATGCCAGGTTGTGGTATCACTGGTCCCTTTTTCGGATCATCGACTTTAGGCTCAGGGACCCCAAGAGCGGCTGTTTGGTCCTCCTCCCAATAGCTCATCAACCTAGTTCTTTCGTTTGTCTCAAAAGTTTTTATTTTGTCCCGTATAAACTTCGAAATCCATGGAGAATTACCGCGGACCATGCCGCCCATGCCTACGAGCCAGTCTGGTATTTTGTCAGGATGCTTCTTGGCCTGGGGCCCAATTATTTTATTTGCCAGGTAGCCTCCAACATAGCTGCCTCCCCATGCCCCTAACGCCGCCATGATAGGTACCAGCCATGCGGCAGGAGTGGGGCCAAAAAGACCCCCTAAGGCGCCCCCTATAACGCCACCGATTATGGAGCCTCCAAATCCTCCTATTCTCTCTGCCGTATGAACACCTACGCCCGCATTTATTTTCCTTTTAAGCTGCTGGGAAGACCAAGGATTTTTTGAGGCCTTAAGTTCGTCTGGAATCTGGGTTGCCGTCGAGTTCCGCGCTTTGGGATGAGGGGACTCCCAAATTGGTCCATCATAGCCCTGATTTCTTATGCCCAAAACTGCCGCCATTTCCATTACGCGATCCTGCTCCGTGAACCCGCGCCCCACAACCCCCTTGGCTCCTTCTGGCATGCCGACATGCTTTCCCAGGCCTCCGCCCGAGAATAATCCCCAACCCTCCAGGAGGGTCATAAGGGGCCACCCCATCATCTTCAGGGTCTTCGCCCACGGTACCTTCTTCACGGCCCCCTTCAGCCTGTCCTTGGCCCCCTTGAGCGCGCTGCCCGCTAGCCTTGTGGTTCTGCCCCCTTTGATTCCCCTCAACTGCGTGCCAAAACCTGTTCTACCATGAACTAGCGCTCCACCGCGAATAAGCCTCCCCACTTTCATCTTTTCCCAAGGCCACAACGGGGGCTTCTTTAATACCTTACCTCCCTTTTTCCAGTGGCCACTTCGATCAACTTTAAGTTTATCGGCAATTTTTTCTCCAAAAATTTCCTTGGCCTGATCATAAGTGACGCGCTTATCTGACAAGATGTTATTCCAGGGTGTGCTACCCTGGTGAGGTAATTTCACAAAGGCGTTGTCCCCCCTTTGGAGGAAGCTGCCGAACGAGGCCGCACCAGTCGGTTGCGCAAAATTAGGGACTCCCGCCATTCCCATGGCCCCCTGAAGCGATGCTGAATTAGCCACTGCATTCCTTAAGCCCTCAGGATGATCCCTTCTAACTTGCGAAAAGTTTCTTTGCGTAAATCGATCCCTCACATGGACACCCACTGAAGGATGATAACCCACCATAGGCGTTCCGCCCATACGTTTTTCGGTTTCCATTGCATTGCGGACCTTATCCCCCAAGGGCGAAAAAGTTGGCACGAAACCTCCTCCTGCGGTGGGTGTACGCGCTCCACCTCCTGACACGGTAACCGTCTGAGCGTTTATACTCACCGTGTCGGCGCCCATGGGAGCCTGAACTTGCCCTTGAGCCTTTGCTTGCAGTCTTGCTTTCATCGCTTCCAGGGCCGCGCGTTTATTCTCGGCCTGCTCTATGGCTACCTTTACGTCATTCAACAAGCCCACCATTTCGCCGCTTTGTTTCTCGATGCCCTTAAGCAGCAAGACTTGAGCCTTTTCCCCTTTATCCAAACCACCAAGCAAGAGAGCAAATTCATCCGTAACACCGCCCTCTCCAGCTTTTATTCCGAGAGTATCCGCCAAACCTTTAGCATCTGCGACTTGTTTCTTTAGAAACTCCGCTTCGGTCATATTATTAATCTTTTGTTGCTCTTTGAGGCCGTGCAATATTTTTTGGAGAATTCGTTGGTTTCGCATCCCTTCCGCAGTCGAGACATCCATATTTTTGAGGGCAGATTCTGCATTTTTAATAAACTCGTCGACGCCCTTGGCAGGCTCCACAGCTACCCCCATCCCCTCAAAAAGCTGCCTCATATTAAAGGCGGCAACTTCAGTGCGGGCTTGACGCTTCTCGCGTCCGAAATCTGCCCCCGTAAGGGTTTCTACATTTTTTATTGCGGCCAAAGCTGCGGCTGCGCTTTCTGCACTTTCGCGCCCTGCTCCTGGTCGCTCCCCTCTTTCTATAAAAGCCTTAAAGTTTTTGATTCCCTCTACCTGGTCCTCGGTTAAGACCTGTGCGCTTATGGCGAGATAGGAGGCGGCCGCTTTTTGTATGCGCAATATTTCCTTTTCGATTGCCACGGAAGCCTGAACCGCACGAGTTTGTTCTGTCAACTCTTGTTCTACCTTTAGGCGATCCGCCTCATCAATCGGAATACCCCCTCCCGCTTGGAAAGCCTTTCCTAAAGCGGCGGGTTCATCAGTAAATTTATCTTTTAAAACGGGCATCTTGTCGGCTTTGGCCGTAAGAAGTCGGAGTTGCATATTTCCGCGCAGCTCTATGGCCCTGGCTTCATCAATTATCCCCAGCTGTTCCATAGCCTTAATGCGCGCGGTTCCCACGTTTTTCAAACCCTCGCTCGCTGTTTTAAATCTGCTTTCAAGCAATTCAACCTGCTTAACTATTTCATCGCCCAACGCCTTAAAGGGTATCATTACAGCCGTATTTAGCTCATTAAATTGCCGCTGAAGATCCGACCACTCACTGGCCTGCAACTGCGCCCCTACGGCCTGGGTCAACATGCCTGCCACCTCCTCCATGTCCTTGCCCTTAAAGGCGTACGCTAGTTTTATTTGCTGCGCATGGCCAATAAGGCCCTCGTCCACAGCAGTTTTCAAAAATTCTTCTATCCCCCCTCTTTTCAAAGTCTCGTGAATACGAGCCACTGCTTCCACAGGAGCCGTTTCCAATAATTTGCTCAAGCTTCTTGCTGTGTCCTGTGCGGCTGCCGTCGCCTTTTCGGGGTCTTTACCCGCCAAACCGAACCACCTTCCCTGCTGCGCGCTTGCCATAGCGTCAACGCTTGTTGTGGCGCGTTGGGCTAGACTTGTTCGCAATTGCGTGCTTTCTACCTGTGCAAGTATGGAGGTAAGCTTACCCAGATCTCCAGCCGCCCCAATAATTTTTTCCCTCAAGTCAGGGAAGCCTGTGGTTGACAAATCTGCCAAAGCTGTCCTTAATTGCTGGGTAACCTTATTAGAAGCGGTCAGATTACCCTCTTTAATAGCATCAGACAATTGTCCCTGTAAATTTATATATTGCTTAAGCCCATCAGAAACAAGTTTTTGTTTGCTCGTAAGAACCGCCAACTCTTTCGCCGCTTTTTCCGCGCTTTTGCCCAAGGGATCCATCTGTGTCGCTAGGGCTCCAATTGCGGCCCCTACTAACATCCAAGGTCCCCCTAGCATCATTCCCATCCCTGCTCCCATTAAACCGCCTGCCAGTGTACTTCCCTGGGGAGCCATAGCAGCACCTTGATATAGAGCCATACTCCCCATCATCATGCCCATGCCGCCCCCCGCCATGCCGCCACCTGAAGTGCGATTCATTTTCTCATTCCTACGCCTTGCTGACGTTTCCTCTCGTCTCGTCCACGCAAGCTCCTGAAAATTAGGAATAAAGCCTAAAGCTGCCACACCTTGTGCCCTTTGCGAATTTAGAATTGCTCCTGCTATACCCTCGGGATGCGCCCCTTTAACAGCTGCGAAATTAGCTTGTGTTTTCCCGTCTCTTACAAAATATCCCACCTCAGGATCAAAATCAAGTACGGGCCTACCCCCCATGGCTCTTTCAGTTTTCATAGCCCGCGTAATCGGGCTAGCGGCAAAATTAGGAAGGAAACCTTGGGCCAATCCCCCATAACCCTTATAATCATCCAGCTTAAGGGTCTTGTAAGGGTCGTTTCTGTTAAAAGCTGCATCTGTATACCTTTGGAAGCGTGGTGCATCAGACCTCCGCTTCCGTCCAAGCAACTTGGCCGTGAAGCCTCCTTTCTTCGCTATGAGTGCAAATGTCTTTTCACCCTGCTGCACAATCTGTTTCGCTGGCATCTCACCAGCCGCTGCAGCTCCAGCCCCCCATTTTTTCTGTGTGGCTAGTTGTTGAGCCGCGATAGCTTGTCCCACCGTCCCTTTTCCAAACTGTCTCGTTGCTTTTTGCGCGGCCAGCGCTGCCTGAGGATCTACGGATGAAGAAGGAACATTTGTGAGAATATCCCTAATATATTTTTTAGCAATGGGAACGCTTCCCCCCGTTTTTCCCGTTTTGGCCTCAAATTTATTAATTTCAGGGGCATCAAAAAAGTTTCTAATATTTGGCTGGGCCTGAGATGCGGGGTTAATGTCAATAGCCGCATTAGGTACCATCCCTCCTATTTTAGTCAAATCACCCTGGATTATTCTCAAAACCGCCTCAAATATTGGGCCCTTGCTCGTGGCCATCAGTTCGCTCATGACGGATTTATCGGCCAATGCATCCGCTTTAGTGTTGGCAAAATCAGGCCTTCTAACTCCCTTCACATTTTTTACGCCAAAAAATCCTTCTGTCACTTTAAGAATAAAATCCTGCAGGATATTCTTGTTGCCATCCATGGCGGTACTTAAAGCTGAACTATCATTAGCGCCGCCATCGCGGCCCAAGGGCCCTATTATTGGAATCGACTGACCCCCTCCAAAAGCAAAGTCTAGCTTGGAGCCTGCGCCCACCATTCCCTTGGGAAGACTTGTTCCCTTAACCAAAGAAGGTAACGCGACAGGTGGGCCCCCTCCTCGCGCGGGCGAAACAATCGCAAATTTACTTCCTGCTGCGCCAATTGAAATTGTCTGGGTAAGCCCCCTTTTTTCTTTTTTTGCAAAATTTGGGATAAATCCCCCTGCAGCATTTATTCTTTGTGCTCCTGCAGGAAGCCCTAGCTGAGCGACCATGTCGGGATTAAGAATGGCATCACGGGCGGGATTAAAACCTATTTGTGCCACGCGCGCTCCTGGGCTTGCCCCGCCGACACCCTTACGAATAGCTTTAGCTTCTTGAGTAGCCGCAAAGTTTCTGACCAAAACCTCGTCGGTATTCGCCATGGCGGTAGCAAAATTAGGAACATAACCTCCCGCAAGCCCTTGTGCTCGAGCCTTGCTCCCTGCCCTTCCTCCGCGGGGAGCAATTATACCGCCTGATACGCCTAGCCCCGCAAAAGCAGAGCTGGAAGCCATTTGCACTAAAAACTTTTGTTGTTGGGCTCGCTGTGCAGTTTGCTTCCTTAGCGTATCCAAGATGATTTTCTCTTGTGCCGCTTGATTTCCTGCGTTTGCCAGAATTTGCCGATAAACCCCTTCTTCTGAGGTTACGATGGCCAATATAGCCTGTTGAAGTTGCTGCTGCCTTTGGGTTTCCGTGTTTATGGCAAATATTTGTTTTACAGCGGCCCCCGCCTGCTTGGAGATAAAGGTAAATAACTTTAAAAATGCCCCCCCAATTATAATCAATCCTGGCCCCGCAATAAAACTTCCTATTCCCTTAACAAAGCCCTGTGCGAATTTATTGCCCTCTTCAGGATCAAGAACTTTACTTATAAACTCTGATAAAGCCTTTACTCCTCTGAGAACCCGCCCTATCACCTCAGTCGCACCCAGGTTGCCTAACGCCGCACCAAAACCCTGCAACGCGGCCGTGGTTTGAGCCAACAACGCGCTAAGTGTTTGATTGAGTTCTTTATTGCGCTGCGTGGCCTCGTTGGTGCTGCCATTAGCTACTCTCAAGGCTCTATCATAAATACTAAAACTACTATTTAAGTCATTTACTAATGCCCTTAAATTATTAATTTGAAAAACGCCCGCAATTTGTTCCGAGGTATAAGCCTTTTGTGCATCAGTCAAACTATCATATACCCTAGCATAATCCTTAATAACGGCAATTCCCGAACGAAAACTTCCATCCAAGGTTCGCGTTGATACCCCAATTTCTTCAAGAGCGTCCTGAACTCCGCTCCGCTGAATACGCGTAAAAATACTTTTAAAAGCATTGCCAATCACAGCGCCTCCACGCGCCGTTTGTTGCTGTACAGAAGTAACTGCTGCTAATAGTTCATTAAATTGCACCTTGGCCCCTTGTGCCGTTGATCCCGCTCTTGCTAAAGCATCAGCTAAATCTTTAGAACTTACCGCAAATTGAGCGTCCACATTAGCCAGCCTATTGACCACTTCTGTAGAGGTTATAGCTTCTCTTCTAAAACCATTGATAGCTGCAGTCAAGGAAGCCACTGCTTGCTCGGCCCCTAAGCCCGACAACCGCGTTAAAATCATGGCGTCATTAACCCTCTTTAAGGTTTCTTCGGCGCTTAAGCCTTGACGAGAAAACTCCGTAGCGGCCACCGCCACTGTTTTAAATGCTTGAGCGGTATTTTGGGCTACCTTAAAAAGATCAGAGGAAAACGAGCTTAACGCGGAGGAGCTCAAGCCCAATAGCACATTAATATTAGCGAGCTCCGCTTGAACTTCAATGGTGGCCGAGGTTAAAGCCTTAAAGGCGTCGGCAACCTTGGCTACCACACCTACCGCAGCCCCAAATGCAAAGGTTCTGGCCACTGATGCATCCAGAGACTTCTGAAACTCGTTCATGTCTCCTGTAATGCGCCCCAGAGGTTGCCTAAAGCCCTTGGCGTCCAACTGCAACCTTAACGGCCTACGATTTAAAGTTCTCTGAGCGGAGTTTACCTCTCGTATAATATCCGCTTCTAGCCCTCTAGACCCTACATTTAATGTAATATTTTCCCCAGCCATACCTATAGGGTATTACACGTATTATTGTTCTTGCATATCAATAAAGTCTTCTATCCCCAAAGAATCTCCTCGTTTAGACGCAAACTCATGTAAATCCACTCCTCCCTTTTGCTCTAACCCCATTTTGGCCATATCCTTTTTGGAGGCTCCCATTACAGAATAAGCGTCTTTATTTTCTCCCCGCTCCTGGTGTTCCTGTCGTTTTGCTTCTTGAGAGGAATACTCTATAAGGGCGTCGGGGTCATCTTTAATAGATTCAGGAATATTTTTAATATTCTCAAAAATGGATTTAAAAATTTTACCATAATTTATTAAATTAACCTGAAAGAATGTCCAATCATGAACGTTTCCTCCAAAAAAAGAGGGTGGAGAGTCTGCGCAAAGATTAAAGTAATTAGCAAAGGTGCCCGAAATAGCCAGTTTTTTCAGCATCTCTACGGTTAAATCTTTTGTCGCGTCGCTATAAGCCATTAGCCAACTAACGAGATCCATGGAACTAAGCTCCCCGAATTCTTCACGCGAAAATACAGGAACCTCAAGCAATGGGTCCGCACATAACGATTTATATAAAATAAAATTATTCAGCTTGCTTGAGGCGTATTTCTCACATGTACCCTCTAATAACCCCTCGCGCTCTTCTAAATGTTCCTCTAAATTTTTACGAGCATCTTTTAAGGCGTTCTTGATCTGCTTCTGTTGGCTTTCCACTACCAATTTAGCAAGGCTACGCTCTAAGCCCGCAATGTAATTTTCCTTTTGAGCAATCTCTCCTTCGCTCTCTGAGGTCCACGTTCCCTCTTTATTTAAAAATTCTAAACGATCCTTTTCTGTAGGAAGCCCCTCTTTTTGAGCCTTATCGTAAATTCTTTTATAAAAAACGTCTATCCCAACCTGATCTTTTATACTAAAATGCTTAATATAAATATCGCGCCCGTTAATAGCTGTCTGTGAAAACCCTTGGCAGACTTCCAGGAAAACCCTATTTAATGTGCGATCGAGATCCTCATGTTTCATTGCTGGCTACGGCCTTTTTTTTGGGGCCTCGAGTTTTCTTGGGGGTGGCCGCGACTTTTCGAGGTTTCTCCTCCTCCTCTTCTTCTGCCGCTGCTGCAGAGCCTTCCTCTTGCTGCTCAATTTCCTGCAATAATTGTTTTAACGCTTCAGAATCGTTAGCGCCGCTCATATACCACAGAGTAACAATCGAAGTTATTTGGCTAATAGCTTGTTGAAAAATAGGGTCCTCGCCCTCTTCCTTAAGCACGTAATCATTATAACGAGAATCAAAATCTATCCCCGCAAACAAAGGCGCGGGCTCTTCTCCGTCCGCCTGAACCCAGGCGAGGGCAAGCACATACCACAATACCGCTTTGTTTCTCGCTTTATTATCTGCTGTATGCTCGAAAATTGATCCCTGTAAAAGCTCAAAATCAGTTAAAGACCTTCTGATCACCGCTAGCTCTTGCACATATTTATTAAGTCGAATTTGCTGTTCCTCATTAATGCTTTTGCCTAGCGCAGTCAGGCTTTCGATTGCCGATTGTTTATTAAAAGCCTCGAGCATCAATGTGGCATATTCCTCTTTATTCTCCTCGGTAAACTGTCCCCCTGCGTCAAGATATTGTTTAGTAAGCATCGACCTCGTCAAAAGTCCCATTTTAATATATTTGTTAAGCCACACGCTATAAAACATATCCCCGTCTTCCAATAGGTCCCGAGAAGGGTGTTTAATAAAAACCTCTACAGGGATAGTTTCGGTAACTGTTTTTTCCACAGTTTTTGAAATAGACTCCATCTTCCCCGTCTCTTTATTTTTGCGGCGAATCTTTTTTTCTACCTCTTTAATAACTTCCTCTTTGAGGGATATTTTAAAACTATATAACTTTTTCATTTTTTCTTTCATCTAGGGAACTAAAGTGATCAACAACAGTAAGAATTTCGCGTTTACAGCTATTGCCAGAATCAAGGATTTTTTTTCTGAGATAATCCATTTTAGATTGGTCAAAATAATTATACTTTACCATATCATTGTTTTCTCCTCCTTGCATTTTATTTAAATATCTCAAGTGTTCTTCGTGCAGATCTTCAACCATCACCAGAAACTGTTTATATAACATGGTTATACTCCTGTTTACCTGAAAATCCAAAATGTCCTTGACTTCCACACATATATTATATCTTTTAAAATAAAAAACTCAAAAAGTATTTACAACAGTAAACGTATTGCGCACAATGCTCCCTTCAGATGCCGCAGAATTATAGTCTACTATATTTCCACTCACAGAAATTTTTCCCGCATCGCCCGTACAACCTCGCAGTTCCAGCATTAAGCCTGTCGTAGTAGGACATGGTGATGCCAGCGTCGTTGTAGCATCGCTTTCGACGGTAACGCGCTCTTCTCCTCCTTGAAGATAAAAAACCTCGCCGCTTCCTCGAAAAAAAAGACGACCATAATTTTTAGTCAAACTATAAGAAAAACTGTAGTTACTTGAATCTGAAGCCATACCTGAAACCCTACTCAATACCCCCAAGGCAGGCGAGAAATTCCCCGTGGCAGGAACGGTGGTAGACAAAGCAAAGCCCGAAAGACTATCAAATTGCAAATCTAAGGTTATAGGGCCATCTGGGGAACCTTGAATACTTAAAGAAGTTAAATAGCCGCTCGTCCCCGCTGCTTCATAGGGAACCGTTTCATTTTTGTTTGTTATGAAGGTTTCAAAATCACTTTCTCCCAGCACAAAGGCCGATAAAGATAAAGAGCCTCCTACGGGGCCATCCGCACGCCATATCCCCCTTTTGCCGAATTGGTTGTAAGGAGAATAGGCAAGAGAATTGTCTATGGTTAAAGAATTGGCCATATAGGTTACCCCCGCTACTGTTGTATTAACGTCTTTATAAGAAATAGCCATTAATAGTTCCTTTCAATAGTAACCGAACCTCGTACTGTATCATTATTGGCAACCTGGAGATTTCTACTCACAGCATTGCCCTTGCTTAATCCAACTGAACCGAAAGAGGCTCCACAACTGCTTTTTAACTCTAGAGCTACTTCATAACCCGTAAGGCAAGCGAACGCTGAGCTCCCCGCAGGATCCTTGGCAATGCCACTAGGCAACCTGTCTCCTTCAAGGGTAGCCCTTTCTGTGGCGGAGACAAATTTTACATTACCTTGAGCTAGATCGCCCGTACCCACAACTCTGTTAATGCTGTATTCCTTGCTTAAATCATAGGTAAAGGAATAAGGATTTGACGAAAAACCAATTCCTATTCCCTCCTCCGTGGCTTGGGCCTGCAGAACCGATTGAGCAGCGTGCGCCCCTGTTATTTTTCCTGTAGCCTTTGTCCCCGATATATTCCCTACTATATTCCCATAACAGCCGACCCCCAGGGAACCATTTATAAGAGCATTAGTTTGGGCAGATATATTAAAGCTATTTAGTAAACATTTGGAAAACGTCAGATCGCCAATAGTGCAGTCGAAAAATTCGCTTCCCGTTTTTGCCAACGCTGATCCAAATTTGACGGCAATACCCGTGGAACCTATATAAAAATCTGCCGTGAACTCCCCTTCGGGCGCCTGAGTGACGGCAGATGTTACGGCGCCCCCTAGAACGCGCAAACCCTGGAGGCTTTGGCTTTGATTCCAGCTCACATTAGTAGCAAAAAGATTTACGCCATTAATGGTAACGGGGCAGTTCTGATAGGAGATAGCCATTTATTGAATAATAGTGGTAAGGTCTGCGATGCCTGTTATCTGTTTTATAAACTCCAAACTAACACTGAGATTGTCCCCTATAGCAGAGGAGGTAGAGTACGACGCTAATTTACTTTTTCCAATGTTAAAACTTCTAATATCAACCGCCTGCGAACAATCCCGAAGAATAATGGAAATATTTTTCTCTTCTGGGCCACAAACTAAATCCATTAGCAGAGGGGATTCATATTGAGTCACCAATAAATCTACTGATGTTTTTAGGGGAATGGGATACTCTATTAAAAAGTTAGATATGGGCTGAATAAAGTTGCTTCCAATGCCCGCTTCAATAACTCGCCTATTAATAGTAGCCTCAATATTATAAGACTGAATCGCGTCAGTGAGGTCTATTCTATCCGCGGCATCGTTAGGATTAGAAATAGACAGAGATATATTTCCTGCTTGCGCCACAAAAACTGTGTCTCCCTCGGAGGCACACAGGCCCGTATTGCCGCTCCCCATAATACCTCCATAGCAGTTAATACTTACATTTTCAGTAGCCACCTCATTTACCGTGCACGCAGAAGTATAAGATGAAATATAAGCATTGCTGAAAATAAAATTCCTATCAAAAAGGCCACTAGACCCATAAGCCAAAGTTCCAGATAAAGTCGCATCAAATAAAGGAGAAAAAATATTTTGCTGCGAAGTAACAATTTTATCTATAGTAACAGAGCCCTCGAGCGTACCCTCAATAGCGTCTTCCATAAAACCATAGCCATTAATAGCTACTGGTGTACTGGGCACCGACCAATTCGCGTCAAACCCCTGCACGCCATCCACCTTATTCAAAGCTTCTCCCGAACGTGCAATGAAAACCTTTTGATCAAAATATGTGTTACGATCCATTCCTGGTTATTATTACACAAAAAAGCCCCTCTTTCAAAAGAGGGGCCTTTTTGAGAAGTTTAAAACTTAATTAAGCGTCTTTATTTCCGCTCATAAAGACGCCTGCAGTTAGGTCATTAGGACCGCCAATTTGAGTAGAGAACGTGAAGTCTACCGTCTTATTGTCGCCAATGGTAGAATTAAGGGTTTGATTATCAACATCAGCATTTTTCATGGTAATCCTAAAGGCCTCGCCTCCCGCAACACCGAGCTCACAAGGCTTATGCAATTTAATAGTGATTTGATGCGTCTCGTTACTACAGAGCAGCGTATTAAGGTTGCCCGTCGCCTGCTCAGAAAGAATAGCGCTAACGCTACAATTAGCGGTTACAGGAAAATCTACCGCCCTAAAGTATGGATAACGATTTCCTATTTGGTTAAGAGCAGTTCTGCCAACAGGCAAGCTAACGGAAAAATTTTGAACATGAAGGTCGCTTAGATTGGCTCCCCCCATCAGGCTACTGGCGTTATCAAAGGTCATCGTTATATCTCCAGGTCGCAATGCCGTAATCGACAATTCGCCCGTAGAGCTACCTGGCACGAGGACTCCGACGCCCGTTAGCATAGAGCCATCAACTTCATTAATTGCAGGATTACTAATAATACCAGCGGGATCCGATGGATGTCCGCCCGTAATAGAGCCCGCAAGTTGATCGAAGCCCGTTGTGGAACCATACCAATCAGCTGGAGGTACTAAACCGTCTAATATATAGCCTGCACCACCTGTACCAAAGTTAATATTCGATCCCTCTACGCTTACGCTGGCATTGGGAACATCCCCCACGGCAGCATTAAGCGTATAATCGGTAATAAATGCATTTCCAATTCCAATGACGGACATTGGACGGGTCCCCCTCGTATCGAAAGTTCCCGTATTATTAGTTGCATCGACGCCTTCCTCAGAAGTGACGATAAAATAATTTTTCTTAATAATATCGGGGTCTTCCCCAATAAGTCCAGACACGCAATTGGTGCTGTTTTCGTTCGTTAGTCCTCGAACACTAAAGCCGAGACCACTTTCATTAATGCCATTGGTTAGATAGTAAGTAAAGTCCGTACTAACGGTAGGTGGCTCTACTACTTCGCGCGATAATGCTGCCAACTTACCGAATTCATTAATGTCGGTACGTGGGACGTCAATAGTATGCGATACGTCTTGGGTTCGAAGTATCTGCTGGAAGTTTCGGAGCCCCGTATTGCTGACGAATAGCGCTTCTGATTGGTAAATTACTCTATTTCTTGCCATAATATATATATTTAAAAGTTCGTGCTATTACTAGATACACGCCTTTCCTCGTGAAAGAGAAATTTTTTTAAACTGCCGTGGGAGATATTCGCGGATACCTTATACTGCTTAACTCAAAGTCTGCAAAACCTATTAAAAGATCCTTGTGTATTCTTAGGCTCGACCTGTCATAAAGCTTGGACGTAGTAACATTTTCTATAAAAGCCTTTTTATTATTGGGTGTCGAGGCAACAAGAGCCGAATAAGAATAAGGAGGGGATTTAATATGAAAATACTCCCCGAAGGGAAAATCGTCATAACTAAACATGTGGACGCAGGTTCGCGCCGTATCCCTAAAGGAAGACAGCATTCCATCCAGCGTATAATTGTCTTCTGCGATAAAAACCACTCTAATTACTGAAGCAGTATCATCCAGCCCCCCAAATGCATAGGGCTTGTTAGTAGAACTATTATAGCTTATAAAAGCTGCGGGTACCGTATAATTATTCTGCCCCAGTTGGCCAGCGTTTTGCAGCCACGTATCTCCATCGCTAGCCAAAATAAAATCGGTATTTAATATGATCTCTTCTTCGCTCTGATTGGTGATATAAACATTTACATTTTTTCGATCAAAATTACCACTAACCGTAAGACTGGCGCCCTCCGAAGAGTCCATTAGGACTCGCCCTTGATCAAAATCTATCATCAAATTATTAGTGCCTTGATTTACCAGGGAGCCATTAACATAAACCCCGCTAGGGACCCCCGTTCCATTAGCGACCAGCTGGCGATCAGGGGCGTAATATGCCACTAAATTAGAAGGGACGTCTGTACCCAAGGTAGAATAAGAAAAGGTTTGAGAAATTCCCGTGGTTACCGCTTCGGCCTGAGTTACTACCTGGTCATCGAACCATAAATAAAAACTCGATAAAACAAGATGATCCCATTGAACCTTCATCGCACTAACTCCCTTTTGATATAGTCCCTCACTTGATCTAGCATCGTGGACATATAGCTTTGGTTAGCAAAACGTGAGGTAGACACTTGCCCTTTTACTTGAATGGCTCCCCCTGAACGACTAGCGGGGCTTGCCTTAAATAAATATTTGCCGAGTCCAGATAGGCCTAGCTCCATTGCCCTTACCCAACTGCGCCCAGGCGCCCAGGGAACAGGAGACATTCGCTCAATTTGCTCTTTTGAGGGAATTTTAAATTCAATAATAAAATGCAAATCTTTCGCCCCCCTCTTTACTGCCTTTACCTGTATGGCGTCTTGAAGATAGCGACGAATGATAGCTATGGGCTGCGACCCTTCTTCAAATCCAATATAGGTAAATAAATTACCTACGCCTCCCAAGGTGCCACTCTTATTGGTGGCCGAAGGGCCTTCCTCAATTTCCTGCGTAATAGAATGAGAATTAAAAAGACTCAAAAGGTGCTCTTTGGCTTGCGCCGCAACCCTATTAGCAGCAACCTGAAGTTTTTTGCGAATAAATGGTCCGCCCTTTTTATGAAGCTCCCTCCTCAGTCCACGCCGATTTATGCGGAATCCTCCTGCCATTAGTCTGCCCTCTGCAAATAAACCGTATAATAAGTAATATTAAATTGACCAATCCCCGCCGCGTCTCCTACGATATTAAAAGGGTCTCCATCAATTTCTATTTCCGACGCCTTTTTAAATAAAGCATAGGTAGAGGCATCTATTTTTACCCGTACCATACCTTCGGACAGAGGCACATTAATTTGAGCGGCCAGGCCCGCCAAGTCTCTTTCCAGTTGTTTGTCAACATAGAGAATACGCGCTTTTGCCGTGGTCGAGGTAACCTCTTTTCTTTCGTAAGCCGAATCTTTTATTCTTTTATATAAGGCATTATAGGTGTTATTGGTGGAAACAAATATTTTATTTTTGACTTGATAAATAGTGATGTCCCTCGCGAAAGTGTCATGCATATTATCAAAGACACCCGCGATAACAGATTTTTGAGCGCTGGATAAATAACTTGCCATTAGTATCTAGCGTAAGGATAACCCTGCCAGGAATAGGGGTACATATAATTAGGCGGCCACATCCCGCTGCCCGTAGCATACCCCCCGTCGGCACCAGCCACTTGGTAGGGTTTAGCCCCATAAAGATTATAAGAATAAACAAGATTGGTCATGGTCTCATCAGCTTCCTTGGCGAGACTCAGATAGGTTTTCGCGGTTTCGTTTTTATTATTTCTCATAATGGTGGTATCGCCCTCTGATAGGCGTGTCCAGTCCAAACCGTCCGTAGTAATATTGCGCAAGACGTCTCGACTAGCCTTGCGATAATAGCGCGATAGATACAACTGCTTGAAGATGTTCTGCTCTTCCAGCCTCATACCTGGATCCGTGCCGCTAAACTGAGTATATATTAAAGTATTTAATAGGCCCTCATTTGCGATCAACCACCCTGAAATTGCTACAACTTCTACCTCTCGCTCTAGCTCGGTAGAAGCGTAGCCGAATTCTGTATCATATATACTGGCAGCTAAATTGCCAATTTGATTCATTAAACTACAGCCCTTCGCGCATTAACTTAAGTAATTTTTTTCCTTGTGGAGAATTGGGGTCCGCAATAGGTTGGGAAAATCCCACATCAACGCCTGCTCCCGCCCCAGGAGTAGAATAAAATTCTTTAGTAAGCTTGTTTTTAAGATTAAGCCTAGAACCCCCAGGAAACAACCCAACCCTTACGGCCAAAGCCTGAAGATCGCTGAGGTTCATTTCATCCATCTTTTCCTCAAATTCCTCAATTGAATTTGTGCCAAAAGGATTAACCGTTGGAACCCCAAGTATTTCGTGAAGTTCTTTAATTTTTTCAACAGCTTCAGACTTGCCGTCCACCATCTTTAAATTATCTAGTTTTTTTGTATTTTTAGTATTTTTGCGTTTGCGTGCCATAATTTGTCTTTCGCTATTATTATAGAAAAGATTACACAAAAATCTACTTTTCGTGAACAACAAAAGGGGGCCCCCAAAGAGCCCCCTTTCGTAAGAGTGGGTTTAAACTATGTAGCTTAAGTGATTACCACGCCGAATAGAGCGCGCACATCAATAACCATCCGACCCTCTTCAACCGAGCCATAGAAGCCAATCTTCTGTTGTCGAATTGAATATTGATCGTCAGCCATTAACGCGAACTCAGAGCCTGACTCAGAGTCCAAGGCGACTGCCCTAAGCAGGGAGTCCTTGGAGAGATTCAAGCCAACCACTAGGTCTTCGCCTGCTCCTGCGCCAGGATTTGAACCAGCTGCGGCGTCATAAACCGCGGTGAATTTCTGGCCAGTTCCCAATTCGTTGATTTCATGGATATTAATACCATAGAAAGTAGGAAGTCCAGCATTTCCCCACATCCGTTCACGAACGGCATCAGGTGCAGCAATCCATCCATCTCCCCCTGTTGCAGGAGGCTGTGTTCCTGCTGAGGTCTTGGTATTAACGGGATTATAAGACATCGCCCGAATCTGTTCCACAATTTCAGGTGAAACTAAGATATCAGTAATGCCCACATTACCCTCGCCCCCCACTGGGGTACCCTTGGTCCATGCGGCATTAACCCGCTTGGCGGTAGTCATCATTTTGTTGAGGTCGGCCAACAGGAAGGTATCTGTGACAATGGATGCATTCACATGGGCAGTACCTCCTGTAGTAGCTGCCCTAAGAGAGCCCAGCAAAAGACTGGCAGACGTAGTCTGCTGCTTCATTAGGACTTCTTGAGCCACACGCGTCATTGTTTTGCCAACTACGTCCAGTCGAGACTGGGCGGCATAACGGCGATCAAAAGAAACGGCACTATCTAAACGATAGGTCGTGAACTTTAGTTCACTAGCGGTTGGTAGGACATGATTGGTTGGGAGACCACCAGGAATAGTAGTACTATAAACCTGGATATAATCTTCCGCCGTAATGTCGTAGTAAAGGTCAAGCGGTAAACTTGGGTTGCTGTCTTCATCAAAAGTAAATGATGTAAACAGGTTGCTCACAACGGGGGCTTGGTTAATAACCTCGGCCACCACGGGTCCCATAAACTCAGCTAAAGCCGCCTGAGCTTCGTAAGCGACGTCCCTATTTTTGGACGCCATAGCTTTAATAAGCTCAATTTGTTCGTCTGTTCTTTTTAAGGTAATTTTCATTTTCAGTATTTCCTTTAGCGTAGCTGAATGATTGCGTAAGCTGCTGTGCTTCCTGCAGCGCCAGCGAACTGGTCAGCAGAAATTCCAGCAGTACGAGATCCCGTCGCCAGAACGATGCCAATGTTGGCGCCTCCTTGCGAAGTATCATGACCTGTCACCTTGCCTTTGCTCGCCGCTTGTGCGGCGGTCAAAAATTGACCAGGTGTTAAGGTGCCTCCGTAAGCCGTAGATGCTATAGTAACAACGCCCTTGGTAAGGACTGGAACGGCTTGGCCCGAATGTACAGCTTGTAATTCAAGCTGTTTTTGAGGATAATAAATTAGCTTTTCGCCATTTTCATCCTGTTGGGCTGTTTGAGCTAACGTGATTCCTAAAATAGCCTCGCCAGAGGAAGCCGCCGTGAAAACATTTTGCACGACAGGCAGTTGATCCTTGCCAACAAATGCGTAGTCCGTCTTGCCAAGATAAGTGCTATCTTCATAGGCAATTGGTCCCACATTTAAATCAGCAGAAGAAACCTTGACGATAACGCCCGCATCCGCATCACTAGTATCAGTCGTCTGAGTATTAGTAACGTCGGAACGGTATAGGTTAACTACGTCATTCTCGTTATATTGTCTGAATGGTAGAATTCTAAGTGCCATTATATAATTATAATTTGATTGTTAAATTTTCGCGAGAAAAAGCCTCTTGAAACTTGTCTCTTAAAGAAGGCTCTGTTTGAGCGCCTTCTGCGTTATTATTGGTGACCACGCTTTCGTCAGGAGCCTCGACATTGTCTAAAACATCTTCCACCTCAGGGGTTTCTTCTGATGCGTCGACTTGACTAAGCTCCTCTAGGCGTTGCGCCACTTCCTTTTCTATTCTTTCTGTTATCTGCTTTTCGCTTGCTTCAATATAAGATTTCGCCTTGTGCACCCACATGATGCGCAGCTTATCTTGATAAGAAGCAAAAGCTTCCTGAGGGTCCGCCAAGCTCTGAAGTTCAGTTGCGATAATCTCGCGGTCACCATCGCTGAGTTCGAATTCCTCATCGACAGCTGACATTCTAAGATTAAAACGCTCCTTTGCCTCAGCCACGGCTTTTTCCTCCTGAAGCTCGCCAAGTTGTGCTTGGCTTGCGTTCAGTTGCTCTTTGAGCTCCTCCAGGTCAGCCTGGAGACGCTGGCTTTCTGAAGCGGCTTCGGCTTCTGCTTCCTCACGCTCATCCCGTTCCGCCTTATATTCTTGATCTTTCTTCAAGATGGCTTCGTGGATAATCTGAGCAACATTAGCTAGTGCTTCTTCAGAAAACTGCTTTTTGTCCAATTTCTCAGAAAGAATATCTTCGAATTGTTTAATGATATCTCTGTCCATAAGTATAGATTCGTTTGTTGGATTTACATTTATTTCTTCACAATGTGAAATTTTATTATTAAATTTATTTAACGGAGGGATACAATCTTCTTCTATTTCTTCTTTTTTTGTGTCCACTGTGGCCTCAACAAGATCAGCTTCAGGATCTTCTACGTAAACACCCTCTACATCGGCGGCAGGATTGGTGGTAAACGCAATTCCCAACGGAAAAATTTCCCCCACTATTAGCCTATTAACCGAAACGCCGTCCTTAGTCTTGCCGTTTCCATCATATGCTTTAAGATATTTAGAAAATTCTTTAATCTGGCCAGGGTCAGTAATTATTTCTGCCTCGTCAAGATTGTCGCTCCCTAAAGCTAAATAGTAATCATTAAATCCCAACTCCCAGCTAGCGGATATAACTTCATCGTCTTCTTCCTCGTCATTTTCCAAGAGTTGAGCAAAACCAGGATTAACAGTTTTATATACCACAGCCGCCAAAGCAATATTAAAAGGGCGCCGCAAAGACTCGGCCTCTTTGTCGGTCAATAATTCATTAGACCCAAACGCGCTAAAAGCGCTCGAAACAATATGCCCAACCACGGCCTGCTTCTTATGTTCTATATTAGTAGGCTTATTAACAAAGAAATCCTTTACTCCCAACGCCGTATCCGTATCGATGCCGTCGCCATTTCGATTAAACTTATTAACAACAGCAGCATTGAAAGCCACGCCAATTAAATCAATATTTTTTTTTAAATCGATAGAAGTAGGAATAAGCGGCTCCAATGCGTCCACCGATGCCTGACTAATGCCTAATTGCTCAAAATTAGCCGCCCTTTCGGAGGCTAATATTTTGCTACAGAATCGAGTTTTGTGCTCAAACCGCATCTTAATAGATGCAGCCTAGAGGGCCGCATGGAGCATAAGAAGTTTGATACTTTTTATCATAAGCAATAGCGCAAGACATGTAAGCTCGATTTTCATCGAGCCCCTCTGTGTCTGCATGCATAGCCGTATTCGCTATGCATTCATTCATAAAAGATTGGTGCTGAAAGTGCTCTTCTTGGGGAACAGGATCATATTGAACCTGCTGGTTGGGCTCAGGACCCTCATAAGGAACGTACTTCCCGTCTTCATCCTTAGCCTTATCTAACTCGACGGGCTTATCTCCCTTGGGGAGATATTGAACAGCGGGATTGGGCTCGCGGCCTTGATATGGAACTTTTCCTTCGTATTTTCCATCCTTAACAACTCGACCCTTAGATTTTTCTTTTTTCTTGTCGCCCTTTTTATCTTTTTTCGCTTTCTTGTCGTCTTTGTCGTCATCTTTGTCGTCGTCTTTGTCGTCTTTGTCGTCGCCGTTCTTTTTCTTTTTGCGTATCATTTCCATGAACTTTTCTCGAGCCGCTTTTTGTTTATCGCTTGCGGCCTGGGATTCACGCTTTACATCTTCCGCGTCTTCTTTCTTATCTTTTTCTAATTGTGCGATTTCCTTTTTAAGATTTTTTACTGCATCCTCATGATGCTTAAGCCGCTCTTTAAGAGTTTCGTTATCGAGCTCGCTTTTGTCTTGGTGCCGCTCTTGGCGCTCGAGACTTTCTTGCTTTTCTTTGTCGCTCCCAAGGTAGCCAGATCCACTTCTAGCTTTCGCATATTTACGCTTACTCTTTTTGTCAAACTTTTCGTCCTTTTTGAGATCACGGATTTCCGCCTCCTTCTTTTCCGAAGGCTTCCCCTTTTTTAATTTTTTAATCTTGGACTCATCATCTTCGACGGCGTCCTTTTCGTGTTCCTCTTTTTCTTTTTTAGTATCGCGCTTTAGTTCTTTCTTGTCAATCTTATCCCATTCCTTTTTGGTTTTGGCGTCAGAATCGCTTACGGTAACGCCAAACTTCTTGGCGGCGATTTTGATTTTCTTAAGCGCTGACTTCTTTGCTTCGGGAGAAAGGTCGGAGTTGCTTAAATATGATAAAGCGCTACGCACATGAGCTGCATCTTGAATAGGGAACTTCCTTAAAGAGCGTGGCTCGGTTTTACCGTCCACCTTTTTGCCCCCTGGCTCAATGTAGGCGAAATCGGAATCAGGAAGATTATTCCTTTCTTCGCTAGTTAGTTTTTTTGCATCGACGGTAATAAGCTTCACCTCAATGCCCTTTGGAGTATAACGAATGCGACGTTCTAAATTTTTCATTGTATTAAAAGTACTGTCCTATACCTTCAAATACACAAGATCTTGGCTTATTGTGAAATTTTATCGCCATGATACAAAAACGCTGCCGCATAAGTATCTAGATTATGCTCCGCTGCGATTTCTAAAATCCCAGGCAACGGAACCAGTCCTCCTATCTTCTCGAAATCCTTGATGCATGCTTCCACGCTTTCCTTCCACTGATCACTTTCACAACCGCAAATCACCGCTTCACATAGTTGATCAACAAGAGCGTTTTCTTCCTTGCTTAACCGTTTCTTTTTTTCGTGTTTTCGAAGGGCCGTAGCTGCAGCTTTGCGCAATTCCTCCATGGCGCCCACCGACTTGCCAAGGTTAGCCCTGCTATATTTTTTTTCAGGATTAGAAGAGGTGGGGGGTCGACCAGGCTGCTTGGGAGGGCCCCCAGGTTTTATTTCCTCCACATTTTTCATTTCGTCTGCATCGCGAATATCGTCCCCATCTTCTTCTATTTCCCCTGGGGGATCCTCTAGTAACGAGATGGGGTCAATCACAGGAACACCGCCTACCAAGGGATTATAATAACCCTTCTTTCGCTCTTCCAAAAATCTTTCCTGCGAGTCCACCATGTTAGTAGTCTCAGGGTAAATCCCCGTTTTAATTGCTCGCATGCCTTCTTCCGCAGTCAGGATGCCTAGCTCAATTAAGCGAGTTGTGACCCGATGGAACTGTAGCTCATCTTTTAGATCTATTTCTGCAAATTTAACTATGGGGTATTTGCGAAAGCCTAATCCCTGACAAACCATTTTAATTTGACCCTGTAAAAAGTCATTTAAAAATGCGCTACGAGCCTCCTTGAGTCTTTCCAAAAATATTTCCGCCTTAACCATGGTGCTCGCGTATCGTTCTTGTCCCACGATAACATTTTGCAACCCTTCTTTAATATCGTCATTAACCACTTTATATTTATCAGGACCCAGCACTTTATTGAGATCAGGAATAACAAACTCTGCTTTAGTGGTATAATCGCTAACCAATACTCTCCCAATACTTTCATTTCTAAAAAGTTTCTGCATGGCCTCCATATTGCGGGGATTAATACCTCCCTTATCGGGGGTGTTACCCATAGTTATTAAAAGAATTACGTTTTCAATGGTATTGGCGATGGCTTGATCTATTTTCTTTAACTCCATCTTCCAATTAATGTCCGCCAAAACAGGAAAGCCAAAAGGAACAGCAAAAGGCTCGTAGTCTTGTTTTTTATAAAAAGAATAGCTAAGATTGGCAACCTCTAAAGGCATTGAAATTCCACGCTCGGCCCACCCTCCCTTTAGGATTGCCTTTTGTGTTTCATCAGGCAACGCTTTGAAAATCTGCTCGTCTTCTTCATTTTTAGGATTCCTTAATCGTTCCAATTCATATTCGGATAAAACTTTTCGATATGCTTGATCTCGAAAAGCTGTGGTTCTATAGGTGACAATATCAAAAGGATTTAAAAAGGTATACATCAAAGGAATTTTCCCTGGCTTTAAACCGCTGCCGTAAACCAAGCTCAGCTTATTAAAGTCCTCATTGCTAAAATCTCCATCTATTCTATAAATAAAAACATTGCCTGATTTATAATATTCCCTAAAAAATTGATCAGTGATCTTCCAGATAGAAATTTTCTGGAACCATTTGGAAATAAAATCTCGTGATTTTTTGGTCCCCCCTTCTAGATAGAGATCCGAATTAGCAAATTCGGACATAATATCAATGGCATTGCGAAAAATAGCAATATTTGCATAAGCCTTTTGGCAGAGCAGCACGGCCTCCTGAACATTGACTCCTTCTGTAGTATAGTCATAGGGAAGCATCCCATCTCGAATATTAGCGAAAGAGTTGAATTTGGGGTAAACCCCCACCCTGTTTATGCGCGACGTGGTGTTTGCCACAGGATTAGTAGTGCTCCCCGTTCTAGAATAGGAAGCTCTACTGCTATGAGAGTAAAAAGCATCCCCCACCAAGTCAGGCAACCAATCGGCGCCCTGCTTTAAAAGTTCGTCCAGAGGTTGTTCGGTCTTTTTCTTAAATTTATTCCAGTAATCGGATCTTTTGCGATATTTTCTTTTAGCCATTTGTTTAGATAATACACCCAAACTTCCGAAACTCTACAAAAGTTAACTTTAAACTTTCAAAAGCGAGACATTCTAAAGCGGCTGGTATGACAAAAACTCGTTAATGGGAGAATCAGCAGTGCAGGAAACAAGCTCTAAGGCCCCACGGCTCTTTATTTCCTCCAGGCACTCGAGGCCTTTCTGTAAAACACATTGCTGATCAGCTTCATTGTAGTTACTAGAAAGTTCAGAAAGTTGACTTTCCCCCCCAAAATCGCATCCCGCCAGAAATACTTTACTAAAACCAAGCCAATAAATCATATGCAAAGCCATCGAAAAGGTATAGCCTTCAAAAATAAAGTTTATATAAGGGCCCCCCAGCTCCAAGTCTTCACGAAATTCCTCACCCCCTTCGTGATTTTCCCTTGAGAGGCCGTAAGCCTTATAAAAAAAGACATTAGAGGCCTTGCGTACTATATATTTATTTCTATAATCCCACGGGTAAAACTTTATACAGTCCCGACTCCAAAGCTTTTTATCAAATTGCCCTGGCTCATCAAATGCCATCCAAAAATCTAAATCTACCACCTCAAAAGCGTTATTTAAGCCAAATAGAGGTAATTGAGACCCCTTTAATTTATCCGCATCCATGTCATGCAGAGAGGGGCCCGTCCCGCAGAGAATTATAGATTGGCCCGCATAATGGTTATGCCAACTTTGTTTATGATAGCCCTTTGAGTCTTTTGCGAAAAGAGCCATTATGCTATAAAAGTAGGAGTAAAGTCTTGATAGAGCTCTACATCTTTTGCGTTTTTCATATCATAATATAATTTAATCATCCACGTCCCCAATACCAATGCGGAATACGAGTCCTTTCGTGCCTTATCGGGACCCGTCTGTCTTTTAAGGTTTTGCGGCAAGTCAAAAGTTTGGGTTCCGTGAGGCGAAGTGGTGATCTGAATAAGGGCGCACTCCGACTTAGTCAAGTTAATCATATCGTATTGGTGCTCTACAAAGTCAATCATTTTGGCGGCATTATTTTGCTTTTCAAAAAGAACATCACTATTACGTAGGAATTTAATTTTGCCAATAGGGATTTTTTTATTTTTTTGGGAGTGATAATTGTCGTTGGTCGCCCGAGCGCCAAACCATATTTTTTTATGATCAAAGCAGGCCTGCAAATGTTCATTCGCGCGCCGTATCCATGAACTCGTAGGTTTCTGAAGATGACAAATCGTCTTGTTTCCCAAATCATATTCCAGCTTGGCATCCTTCAGTCCTTCTTGATATTTTTCCACATTATCAAGATTGGCGGTTAAACACTTGATGTTTAATTTGTTTTTCTTGAATAATTCGCTTTCGTTGGCTGCGTTTAGAAATTGCACTCCTCCATTATAGTCACCGCAAATAGCAACTATATTAAAATGACTCAATAAATAATAAAAATAAAATATATGATCTTTTAGTCTAGAGCCAGATAAAGCATAACTATGAACTAAAGTACCAGTTTGTGATTCATCATTTAATTTAAAAACTTGTATTGCAAAATCATCACTACTTTCACTTTCCGCCCAAGAGGGGTCAAAGGACAAGAGGTATTTGTCCGCAGGGTTTCCTGCAAGCTCAATCGAAGGGCCTGCGCCATCCACAATACTGCATTTAGCCATCCTGGAAATTTTAAAGTATCCTGAACTGTCATCGGTAAATACAGCTCCAAATTCACGCTCGAATTGGCTTTGGCTCATGGAGGCCTTAGCCTGATTGACCAAATTTTTATCATATAACTGCCCTGGGGCACAATCATAGGAAAATTGCATTACAGCTCTTTTGGCTCGGGACAGTTTGTCTTCGGGTAGTGTTCCCGTAATAAGGTTTTCAAACGTCTCATACAATTTATATAAATATTCAAATTTGTAAGAAGCCGATGAAAGCATGATTAATTTATTATTTGGCCATTCATAACGATCTTCTTCCTTCATTTCCCCCTTTTCGATCAGTACGCTTTCGGCATTATAAAGATCTTCTCGGTCAGTAGGATTTTCCACAACCGACAAAAAGGGAACAATAACTTCATTATAAATTCTTTCGGGCATCAAAAGCATTTCGTCAATGATGATCCGTTGAAATCTAAAACCGCGCAGCTTCTCGCCGTCCCCCAGGGGCAGTGCATGAATTCGACTTCGACCAAGTTCAATCGTCCATTGGTCATTTTGCTTTGATTTTTTGGTAATACATTGAGCTAAAAAGGCAGCCTCAGGCTTAGCCACTATATCTTCAATTTTTCTAAAAATCATCTTGGCCTGCCGAAAGGACTTGGACAATATTCCAATCTCTACCCCCTGATTCATAATAGCGTCTAAAAAAGCAAAAATAGCCGCAGAGAAAGTTTTAGACATTCCCCGAGACCAAATACCCAAAAAATAATCACATTCCATCATAGCCTTAATGGCCATATGCTGAAAAGGAAAAAGCTTTACTCCTGCCATTAAATCTACTGCGAATGTAGTATTTTGCTTAAGAAATTGATAGAGCAAAATCTTAGCCTCTTCCTCTTCCAGGAATCCCTTCTTGGATAATATAAGATCATTAATATTGTCCCATTCTGTCTGCCGAGGCCGTTCCTTTCCTTGATTCCAACTCATGGCCACTTCCTTAGTTGATCAGAGTCCAAAAACCCTTCATTATATGCATATGTTAAGTCCATCCATTTTTGATCAGGAACTATCCAAACATCATAAAACCCCATGTCTTGCACGCGCTCTTTATCGCCCTCGTCCACAATTACTCTTCCGTCTAAATTAATATTAACAAATCCAGGAAGACATGTAAAAACCCCTCCAAATTTTTTTCTTTTAAGAAGTAGTTGCATTTTTGTCCAAGTAATATTGCACATCAGATTCCCACAAGTCCTTTCCAAAATAAAGTAATTTAGGAATAACCTTCTCTGACGTGGCCCTGCTTCCTGTAAATATAAATTGACAATGCCCAGCATATTGCCTAAGTAGTTTTCTCATATTATGATAAATAAATTCAAGATTAGAGCGGTGAGGGCTAAAGTTGTTATTTCTTCCAATAGCAGCTAAATCACTTTCAGTCACGATATAAAGATAACTTTCAAACTGTTTGACCCTCTCCATTTCAGCGCAAAATCTTTTAAAGCCCATTCCAAAGGTAGATTTAAAATCCGTTTCGCTTTTACGGTCAACGTAGGTATAATTGTAATCGTCGCCGCCCACCGTATAATCTCCAAAGTCTAGTTTCAGGGATTCGGATCGCGGAAAACTTAAGGGTTTTTGCTCTCGCGTGTCAATTAAAATATTCAAGGCGTCGAATTTTTCGTCTTCCACAAAAAATTGTTTTTTGACTGCTTTACCATAGAGCGGTTTTACTCCTACCTCTTCGCAAGCCGCACTATAGCTACCAAATAGTTTTTTATAGATATCAATGGGGGGTAACTTTTTTTGCTTTAATTCAAGGTGACACGGAGCGAAGGAAAGGGATTTTTCCTTTATTCTGTGTTGAAGTTGTTTTAGAATATAGGGAGCCACCTCTTCCTCTGGCGCCTGTTTGCACCATTTGAGCAATTGCTGATAGGTAGAGAAGTCTTTATGAAAATAGTCAAATTTATTCTTAAAAGGTAATGGGTCTCCAGTCAGCTTATTATAACGAGGGTAATATCTGCAGTAATACTCTGCCTGTGTGACTTTGTGCGCCTTTAAGTGCCCATGAAGGCTACGCTCTTTGACAAAGGGTTTTTCGCATATTTTACAATTATACGCATTACTTTCCATAATATTCTACCGCGTGACCTTCTGCCACAAGCATGCGATTTAAATTTAAATCATCTGCAATTATTTCTCCCAATACCCTACCGTATTTACCGAGCCCGTGACTTTTTAGAATTAGGGGTGCCCCCTCACACATTTCAATAAGACGATCTTTCGCCGCAAACCCCCTTTTCTTTTCTTCCTTATCGCGGGTGCGCGTTTCAGGAGTATTAATACCATAAAGCCGTATGCGCTTTTTTACAGAGGTATGGAAGCCTAAATCAATAAGCACATCCACGGTGTCGCCGTCTACTATTTTAATTACTTCCTTAATCTTATATTCGTACATTTTTAATGGTCGTCTAGGGAATTGTCGGTCTCTAAGTAATTTTCAATATAATTAGTAAGCTGTATGTCACTCAAGTGCTTAACGTCAACCTCCTTTGCGTGGCACACATAATAAAAAACTTCAGCAAGATTTAAAAAATTGTGCCTTGACCACATAGTCTTCACAAGATCGAGAACTCGATCAATGTCGGCGTCGTCTCTATAATGTCGCATATTAATTATAATTCGTGTTCTTCTATTTTTAAAGCACTGCCTATAACAACTCTCCTTTTGAAAGGCCGAGTACTCGCGATTTCCACTCAGGCATCTTTTCCATGCGGTCAACCTCTTCCTTTACGGCTCGCTTTTGGAGTTCCGCAATTTTTATCATTATTTTGCGCTCTTCCTCATTTTGGAATAATTGGACTAAATTAATTAAACTTGCGTTTTCTTGTTGTTTATTCGCCACCCTCTTTGCTCTATCTCCACTTAATCTCATTATAAGTGATTCCATTCTTTTTTCGCACTGGTTGTATTCTTCACTTTTTGTTTTAAGTAGTTCCGCCAACCTTATGCTCATATCTTGTTGTTCCTCAGCTTCATTAAACATTCTATTAAGTTTTTCTACATGAGCTGATATATTTTTTAGATTGATATAGTCCACACAAACATTAATGTATAAATTTATCTCATCTGCACTTAAGTCTGGTTTGTCCCACGTTGCACGAATAAATTCAGCCTCAAACAATTCTCGGTCAGCATGAGCAGTATAATTATTGATAACGCTTGAAAAACGAGGTGCCTGTAAAAAAGAAATTAAAGCATCTGTACAGTTTTTCTGCTGCAAGCTCAGCCTGTCGACTTTTAAGTCCTCTGAGGTATATCTATTAATTTTCCTGATGGCAGATAAAGGGGTAGTGGGTGGAGAATAACAGTCTCCCACAGAACTTTCTTCAGCTTTCACAAAAGACGGAGCATTTTCTTTTAAATAATTGTTGACTACAATCATTTCTTTGCTTAATGGTGTCATGTTAACTTCTGGAAAAAGTAAACCTGCAATCTGGAAGGCGGTCATTCCATCTTCTGCATATTGCACCACAAATCCCTTTTGCTCCTCCGTAAGCTCTACCACATGGATATCTCGCTGAGTGGTATTATATTTCATTCCCGCTTGGGCAAGAAACTCTCTCACGAGGCGACCCTCCTTGGTTCTGCCGTCTAAGGAGTCGTCCATGAACAACTGACGGGTTAATTCTATTAAACTTGGCGTAGTATTATAATTTTCTCGCAACCATTGTTTTTGTTCGTCGTTTAATTCCATTAGTATAAAATAATGTCCGAGGTTTCTATTAATCTGAGCGCTTTTTCTTTAAATTGCTTTTTTAAGTTTTTGATTTGTTTGTAACCTGCCTTACGCCCCTTTTCGGTGGTTTTATAGCCTATGGCCAACGCCACTTCTTCTTCGCTCATATTTTCAATAAAAAGCATCTCATAGGTCTTATATTGCCTGTCGCTTAAAACTTTTCTCATTTCCGCGTGCAGTTTCTCTTGTGCTCGTTCTATATCAAACGAACCTTTATCAGGTGTAGAAAAAACCTCGTGCGCATGATGCTCTATAGCTAAGGGCACTTTAATCCTGTATGCATCTTGCTTTCTTTTTTCCCAATTAGCGTACAAGGGACACTCTGCGCACTGAAGGCCGCTTTTGGTAAAACCGCAAAGGTCGTTGTCAAAACTATTCACCTTGGCCTCTTTTGCGGCCTCTGAAAGTTGCTGGGCAAAGGGACAGGTCACGCAGGGTTTCGCGAAACTGGTATAATTGTTTCGCATAATATTTTTAAGCTGATTGCTTATTACTTTGTTAACCCATGGACCAAGAGCACGCTTTTGATCCCATTGGTCCCATTTTTTATAGATATGAAGGCGGATAATTTGTTCAACATCTTCAAAATCCAACCACCCCAACGAATGCAACGCCCATTTGCTTCGCCTCTTGCGAAGCTCTACATCTATGGCATCCGCTTTATCTTGGTAAGTATATTTTTTACTCACCTATTTCCTCAGGCCGCCGAATGCTTTGGCATTCTGCAATAGATTCCTTTAGATGAGCCTCGGACCCCTTATCTTTGGGGCTTGCTCTAGAAAATTTATCATCTGGAGCGCCTGCTTTAATTAGATCTCCTAATTTATGCGAAGAAGTAGAGATATCAATAGTATAGTCTAGTTTATCGAGAAGAGGGATTCTTTCTGTTGGTTCAGCTTCCGTTGGACTTGGGTCGGAAGATAATGAAGCGCGCGTATCATTCATGGGTTGTCCGCAATTAGAACAAAATTTAGGTGCAGCAGCCGCATAAGTATGCTTGGTCCCGCAATGGGGACAATATTCAGTTTTCATATCTTATTTTATTAAATTTTTTAATACTTTTCAATATTAGATTAAATACCCACAAATAATACGGGCTTGATCTCTCAGACGAGATAGCTTTATACACTCTTCTTTTTGTTCTTTTACAAAGTCTATTCCCAATAAGCCAATTATTTTACCATTAAGAGTCTTGATTGGAACTGCATAAAAACTTTTTACCCCCCTGTCTTGCAGCAAGTGCTTAAAGCTTACGTCTTCGATGTCTTCCATTGAATCACCGCAAAACCCTCTTTCATTAATTAACTTATCTATAAAATAGTGGAAATTAGAGGCGCGAAAGTTTTGGGACCTTTGGGCCTCCGAACTTATCCCTTCCTTGACTTCTTCATAGGTGCAGCTAAATTTTTGTTGAGAACCGCCCGAATAATAGATGTCTCCATTGTGAAATTCATAAACATAAACGCGATCAGCTCCAAACTCTTCCATGGTATACTCCAAGGCGGTATAAACGTTTTGATTGCGCTTTGAGTGTTCATGCAGAATGTTTTTTTCTTTTTTTCTGGTGTCGTACCTATTATGTAACCACAAGCTGAGAAAGGTGGCTCCTAACGTAGCCAGTGCGCTAATTATTGATGCCCAGATAATTTCCATTACTTTTTCTCCAGTTTCTCTATTTTCTTCTCTATTCTCTTTAGCAATTTATCTTTAATGGTATCTATCTTGTTATGAAGCATATAGACATCTTGTCGGCGAGCTTCTAATACCTTTTCAGCTTTTCCCCAATAATAATGCATTTCTTCTTTTAATTCTTTTTTGGTATGGTCAACATAAAGCTTATCGGCTCGAGCCTCTTGTCTCAGCTCTTTTTGAGTATTATCTATAGCTACTTTTAATTCATCGTCCTTATGCCTCTCCTCGCTTTTAAAGGAATCAAGCGATTTACGAATCCCATAAATTTCTGAGCGCACGAACTCCATTCCTTTTTCTGCGGTTAACTCTGCCTGCTTGATATCATTCATAAGGGATTTGATTACGAATGCCACAGATCCTGTAACGAAGGCGCCGCAGATGCAAATTGCAACCGCCGTGATTATACTTATTTCGCTCATTACTTTCTTACTCGCCCAAAAAAGGCTCCCGCGATGGCGCTTAAAAGATGACTGTCCGAAGGCAAAAATGTAATTCCTGGTAATTCCAGATACTTTATATGCTCAACGGGTTCAATAAGAAATAGAAAACCTCTGCTCGTCTCAGTAAACGCAAAATAAACAGGGACATCAAAAAATAAAGGTCCCACAATGCGCACCCCAATAATACAGGTGAACGCCATGATGGCTAATACCGCCGTAGTCCAGCCGAATAAGAGCTTGGGAATTTGGGCGCGCACAGACTTTTGTGCGTCCACCTCCATATGAACGAAATCTCTTTCCATGGCACGCTCCATGCGACGATCTTCTCCAGCTTGCATCCATTTATCTATCAGCGCCCTGAGAACGAAGGTAACAATAAAGGTTATAACTTGTGGGGGAAACATCTCCCAAGTAATTACACTTAATTCGTTTCCTGCAGTCGTTTTATGATAAATTTTAGAATCTTACTGCGCTTAATATCCTCTATTCCAAACCGAAAAGTATGGATCCCCAGCTTTTTACTTTCTGGATCGGTAAATCTATCGCACATTGCTCGATAGCCCGTTTTGCCATTAATATCACTTTGCATGAAATCGCCGCAAACAAATATTTTCGTACCTTCTCCTATTCTTGTTATTAAAGTGGTTAATTCCTTAAAGCTGAAATTTTGAGCCTCATCGGCCACCACAAGCTTATTTCTCCAATTAGCTCCCCGTAAATAATTTATTGGCATTGCTTCTATTCGCTTTTCGTGGAATAGTCTTTGATGATCAGAGGGTTTCAATAATTCTTCTAGTTTATCCTCGAGAGGTAACATATAGGGATTAAACTTTTCATCCGCATTACCAGGGAGGGCGCCCATATTTCTTTCGGCGCTTTCTATAATAGTTCTAACATATAATAGCTCTAATTCCTTATCTTGGGCCAATAATCGCAATGCGGCATAAATTGCCATATAAGTCTTACTGCTTCCCGCAGGGCCATTAATAAGCATAATTTTGGTCTTAGGATCAATAGCGATCTCGGCAAAAGACTTCTGTTTTTCAGTAAGTCTGTGATTTTTTATATAGAAAAATGGATTTTCTAATTCGGATTCTACAATCGATTGGGGGACTTCTGGCGATGTTCGCCTTTTTCTTCGTGCCATCACATATAATTACACTCATTCCCTAGGCCTTCGGATTTTTTTTTGGTTAAGCGTTTTATTATGTTTATATATCTTCAGATACTTTTATTCAAACGGGTGGGGGGTGTCCCCACGAATGAAAAAAGGGCCCCCTCGGCGTTGTCTGAGTTTCCCCCCTCCGCTTTTTTTTCGAAATGGGGGGAGTGCTTGAACTGATTAAAGGAGTACCTGCCAGACCGTATGCTCTCCCCACCCCAAGGCTAGCGTTACATCTGCGAGCCTGTGCAAGTTTGCGTTGACTGTCGCCGTGTTTAAAAATACATCAGACTTTTTAGCCTCATAAAAAATATGATTCCTTGAAATAATGACTGGCTCATTGCCAAGCTCTGGCAATGTGGTGAGAACAAAAGGTTGAGCTTCCATCTTAAGAGGAGAACAGCGCTTCCCTCGCATGGAAACATTCTTCAATGAACGCCTGACGGCTTTGCTTGTCGGAAAGCTGGCGGAAAAAATCAACTTTGATAATGCGGGGAATGTCGGAATCCCTGACCGCTGTTCGAGCAATCTCGAAATCGGCATGGGACTCGGCAACTTCAATGAGATTTTTTAAGTGGATAATTGTTTTATGCATGGTGATTTCCTTAATTTTTTCTATGATATAATTTTATAGGATTTTCTGTAAAGTGTCAAGCCTTTAATTTTGGCTGCAAACCTTGCATGCGAACCTTTTCCTGCGCGAGCTTCTCCAGCTCGGCATCGTCCAGCGCGGCTTGGTCTGCGTTGAATTCATCGACCACGGAGAAGAAGTTCCTGCGGAATCGCTTGGCAAACAATATCTGCGTTTCACGGGAAGGTGGAAATTGCGCTCCCGAAGGTTCTCCCATGCACAACTTGGCGTTGTCTTCCAGAGCTTTTCTTGTAGCGGCGTGGGTTTCTGGGCTTGCCAGCCATGCACGATGCGCTTTTATGTGGGCGTCTCGGGCGGCTTTTCTTTGTGCTTTTGATTCTTCCATTTTCTTAATCTTTATATAATAGTATGACAGAATTTTCAGCAATCACAAGAAAAATATCATGCAGTTGTATACGTATAAGCAAAACTAATGCGAGCGAGTGAGATTCTAATGACCACCCCGCAACCCGCATAAACACTGGGCTGGCGGGCCGCGGGCCCCGCCGTCAGGCTCTAGCCCGCTCTACGACTGGGCTAGCGGCCGATGGCTGTGAACGCTATACATAAGACACTATACATAAGCTATGTATAACGCTATACATAAGGCTACTTGAGAGCTTCAAGCTCCTTGCGGATAGCGTTAGCGTGTAACGCACGGATGGAACGCAAGGATTCCTTGCGTGACTTGTTGAGCTTGGCAGTCCACCAAGCGAGATCTCTTTCGAGCTTTTCGATTTCTTTTTGTTTTGACATAATAGTTAAAGTTTAGCTGAACATCTCCAGCATCTCGACGGACACGCAGTCCATGTCGATCTGTTCTTCGTCGTCTTCGTCGATGGGATCGGCATCGACTTCGGTTTCGATGCGGACAAATTCGTCCATGATGTCCTCGGACGTTGCTTTGGTTTGTGTGCCGTCTACGGCATCCAAGACTTGCTCGACGGCTTGCTCGGCGTGTAGCTCGGCAAAGAGGGATTGAAGGGCGAGAGGGAGTTGTGAGATGGATTTGCTCATGGTGGTTTTTTCTTTTTTGTTTGTGTTTAAACTTTGACGACAACAGCGAAAGACTCGAACCCAGGAACGTCACCCTCAAATGAGGCATTTGCATCCTTGCAAGCCTCATCGGCTAGGAGCTTGTGGTTGGTCTTGAGCAGGATATGCTCGGACTCGTTTCCTGTTAGGATATCAAAACGAACTTCTATAACTTTAAACATGGTTTTTATCTTTGGTGGTTAACTTTCTTAATTTTGTATGGTACCATTATAAACGAATTTGTGAAAAATACAATAACAATCTTCACCCGCCAGCCCAGTCATAGAGCCAAACGTGAAAATAATCGTAAAAAAAATCGCTTAAAGCTCCCTAAATTGCGGAAAATTCGGGGGAAAAATTAAATAGGCAATTAAATCGGATTTAATTCGGAATAAATGAATCGCCCATGTAAGTTGCAACTTACCTAACGACCGCCCCGCAACCCGCATGAACACTGGGCTGGCGGGCGGCGGGCTCCCGCGCCCCGCTGCAGCCCGCTCTATGACTGGGCTAGCGGCCGATGAGCTTAAACGCTATGCATAAGACGCTATGCATAAGCTATGCATAAGCGTTATACATAAGGCTACGCTACGCGCACCTTGACAAGGCGATAACGGCGACAGCCTGAAGCCTGAGCGATACGCTGGCGCACCAGTTTGTCCGCGACAGCCAAAGGCATCGGCAGGGTTTCAGCTTGCCAATCTTTGGCTTTAGTTGTTGATTGTAGGACGTACATAAAAGTCTACTTGAGGGCTTCAAGTTCCTTGCGGATTGCGTTGACATGCAACGCACGCATGGCAATCAAGGAGTTCTTGCGTGAGCGGTTAAGCTTGGCAGTCCACCAAGCAAGGTGAGTTTCAAGGCGAGCGATTTTTTCGTTTTTTGTCATAATGGTCTTAAAGGGTTTTTCTTTTGTCTACAATCTGCTGGAATAAAAGCGCCTTAATGGGAGGCGGAACGTCCGACCATTGAACCATTGTTCGGGCAATAGTCAAGTCGGTTCCACATTTGGCGGAGCTTATAAGGTTTTTTAAATCAGAAATTGTTTGCATGGGTTTTTGTGGTTTTAAATTTTTTATCTTGGGGCGCTCATCTCCCCGTCATACGAGCGTTAAATGGGAATTTTCTTTGTCATAATCTTGGCGCGCCCATCTCACCATCAGGAGGGCGTTAAATGACGTTTGGATTTCGGATGAACATTTTTTTTGATTTACAGGATTTTTTAAAGTGAAACGCAGTGTTGTTTTTTCAATGTCCCTTTTGTGGCGACTCTCAAATTAGTGGCCGAGTTTAGGGTTTTGCCGTTGCGTGTCGTAAAGTCTTTTTGGTGAGGTCTTTTCTAATTTTCTATGTTACCATTATAAACCATTTTTCGAAAAATACGAGAACAAAATCGGGCCACGAGGCCACTAATAGAGCCAAATGCGAAAATAAATGCAAAAAAAATCGTTTAAAGCTCCTTAAATTGCGGAAAATTCGGGGGGAAAAATTAAATCGGATTTAATTCGGATTTAATTCGAGCAATGCGTTTTTAGTAAGTTGCAACTTACCTAACGACCGCCCCGCAACCCGCATAAACACTGGGCTGGCGGGCCGCGGCGTCCGCCGCCACGCTACAGCCCGCTCTATGACTGGGCTAGCGGCCGATGAGCTTAAACGCTATACATAAGACGCTATGCATAAGCTATGCATAAGCGTTATACATAAGGCTATGCCCAAATGACATTTACAGGCTTGCCATGTGCCGCATGGGATGAGGACACCATGCGAGCGGTGTACTTGCGAATGACACGCTTAACATACTTCCGACTGACGGAGTTGTGTGTTCCAATCTGGAACCCACGATTGAAGACTTGCAGGCGATAAACGCCCGACTTGGTGGTTGCTATAATGAATTGCATTGTAGTGGTTTTTGTTTGTGGTTAAATTAGAGGCTTGTGGCAATCCTGTTGTGGAGCCACACAAGAGCCTGTTCATGGCGGGCAAGCTCCGACTTGCAAGCTCGGATCTCTCCGTCTCTTGCGTCTCTTGCAACAAGCCCAGCGACTTCAGCCTTCAGGTTGGCAATTCTGGTTTGCAGGTAAGTTTTGTTTTCTTCTCTGGTCATAGGACTAAAGGTCGAGGTTTTGGTGGATGTGGACACCATTGGAGGCGTTGAAAAGGTTGGTGACTTCCCCGCCAATGGAGGAGCAAATGCCATGCTCGGCATCGAACCTATCAAGGTTGATGTCGGCGTTGACTTTCGCCAAGGCGATTGCCTTCTTGGGAGAAGGGGAGAATCCCACCCCAAAGGCGGAATTTCCTGCGTGAGGAGTGAGGACTAAATGAGTAGCTTTGAACATGATTTTTTTGGATTTAGTGGTTTTTTTAAAGTTAGCGTAGTTTTGTTTTTTCAATTTCCCTTTTGTGGCGACTCTCTAATTAGTGGCCGATGGTAGGGTTTTGCCGTTACGCTTAAAGTTTGGTCTTTCTCAATTTTGTATGTTACCATTATAAACTAATTTTGGGAAAATACGATAAAAAAAACACGCCACGAGGCCACTAATAGAGCCAAACACGAAAATAAATGCAAAAAAAATCCGTTAAAGCTCCTTTTTTTGCAGGAAATTCGGAGGAAAAAATTAAATCCGATTTAATTCGGATTTAATTCAAACAATGCGTTTTAGTAAGTTGCAACTTACCTAACGACCGCCCCGCAACCCGCATAAACACTGGGCTGGCGGGCCGCGGCCCCCCGCCGCCCTTATGTATAAGGCCTTATGTATAGTGGCTTATGTATAACGAAAAAGTGCGACGGGGAGAACCACCAACCCCGCCGCACGCCATGCTGTCAAAAGTTTTTAATATTGGTTAATAAAGTCAAATCCCCTGCGACCTGTACGCTTGTAAAGATAGCGGTCACGGGTTTGCTTGTCCGACTTTTTCAAGTCGCAGATAAAACGCAAAGCGTCACCGATAGTTTTAAAATTTTGGTGACTCGCTCGATAATAAACGTCCCCGCTGTTCCTAGCGAGAAAGTTTAGGCAATAAGGTAATTGTTTTAGATCAGTCATTTTCCGTTGGTGAAGAACAGTCCTGAATCGGCCATGACTGCCTGCATGAATTTGGTTTGTGAAAAGTTGGGATTGATATCCTTAAACTTGGTTGATAGGTCAAAGGCAATACCTTGCACCACGTTTTTGTTGTGGTCGTGCTTGTGAGCCTTGTTGAGTGTTTGAGCAATAAGCTCGAAGTGTTTACGTGTCATGATTTTTTTGTTTAGATAATAATATGAGTGCCGTGAAAACCCTTAAGAGTCCGCAGGTCGCTGATGCAAGCAAGGACTCGTACAGGCGGGGACTGATCCGAGCCAATGCCCTTGAGCAATGCGAAGCGACCACGAATGGAAGTCACCTTGCAAAGTGAATTTTTTTTAGTGAGGACTTTATCGTTAGTTTTAATCATGGCTTAACTTTTGGCGAGAAGGTTCTTGTTGTCCTGATGGATGCTGACAACATTGAGCCACTTGTGCGGGCTTAAGCTGGCAACTGGGCAAGCAACCTTTCGTTGCGAACCAACGCAACGGAAAATCGCAAACTGGATGCCGTCAGGGTCTTTGACTAGGTCAAGGACAACGCCAACGAGACCTTGAGGAGAGCGAACAATATCATTTTTTTTAATCATGGTGGTTTTTCTTTTTGTGGTTTTTAATCTTAATATAATAATAGTATGACAGAATTTTTGATAAAGTCAACCCTTTTGTGAAAGTTTTTTCACTTTTTTATCTTATGAGCAAAACTTATACCGAGCAGAGAAATTCTAATGACCGCCCCGCAACCCGCATGAACACTGGGCTGGCGGGCCGCGGCCCCCCGCCGCCCTTATGTATAAGGCCTTATGTATAGCGGCTTATGTATAGCGGCGACTGTTTAACCGATGAGACGAATCCAATCCATCACTACAATATGCAGGACGTAAAGGAACGCAGTCAGGGACAACAGCAAAAGCGGTTTGGCAAATAAATCGGCAATGTGCTTCATGTGTTTTTTAGGTTGTAAGGTTAGCGTAAGCAAGGGAAAGACCAACAAACAAAATTACTTCAATCATTTTTTTATCGGGTTAGATATGCAAAAACTAAAAGGGCGATAATTGATAGGCCGAAAATAATCATTTGACTGTTTCGTTTTGATCGACATCGAAAACTGCGGTCTTTTTTTCCTTGGCGAGACGCTGGGCGAGACGCAAGGCTTTAGCTCGGCAGGATAGTTGGAAAACTAATTTTCCTGCATGGAATACATTTGTCCATTTTTGGATGTTTGGGTGCTGTTCTACAATAACCATTATTCTATAACTTTGAAAATTTTTGTGGAGAAAAGCCAATACATTTCTTCCATGCCTTTGACATTAGCAGGACGCCAAAATTTTGCTTTAGTGAGAGGATCTTCGATGACCTTGGCAACTTCAAATTGGTCGCCCACATTCAAAAGATACTGGTTCATGCGGAGTGGTTTTATAACTTCGAGTTTTTTCATGGTTCTAGTATGAGGGGAAAGGGTTAAATTGTCAAGCCCTTAAAACAATTTCCAAGGGAGAAATGGATCTCGTTCAACAACTTCGACAACCCGAAAAACATTGCCACCTTGGGCAAAGAGGAGGTCATTCATCTCGCAAACGGAGAGCTTGCCGTCAGTTGTCATGTTGACGTTGGACTTGAGAATTGTGTTGGTGTCAGGATCGACAATATCTACTTTTAGGTGGTGCATGGTTTTTTCTTTTGTGGTTCTTAATTTTAATATACTACAATTTTATATGAGATTGCCGAAAATGTCAAGCACTTTCTAGGTTTTTTTCCCACTCAATTTCACCCTTCACGATCTGGGCAAAAGCAATGTCTTTTTCAAGTTGCTTGATTTTCTCCAATTCATCATTCGCTCCGATAATGGCAGAAATCGCAAAGGCATCTCCACGCTTTGCTTGTTCAAAATTGTCGGATATGATTAAGGCGAGTGTTTCTTTTGTCATAATTTTCTTTTCTAGTTTGATTCTATACCTATAAGAATATAGACATTTCCCAAAACCGCAAGGGAAAAATTGTGCGATTATGCACGTATGAGAAAAACTAATACGAGGCGGAGAAATTCTAATGACCACCCCGCAACCCGCATGAACACTGGGCTGGCGGGCGGCGGGCCCCCCCGCCCCGCTGCAGCCCGCTCTATCACTGGGCTAGCGGGCGATGACTCAAAACGCTATACATAAAACGTTATGCATAGACTATACATAGATCACTATGCATAAGCATTAGCTTGAGCCGATGCAGTTGAACCACCAACGCGATATTTGACCAACGATACGATATTTGGCCAACAATACGATATTTGACCCAAAAACAAAAAACCCGCCGAGGAGAACCACCAACCTCGACGGGTTAACCATGTCACCAAAAATTTATTTGTTGCGCATTAAGATGGAGATGCCTGTGCCTATTAAACCAATGCCGAGATAAGCAAGCGAAACAATCAAAACAGCAATTGAGGAAGCAATCATTTTACCAAACAGCTTGGGGTTGATTTAGGCTTGCACCATTACCCTCTTGGATTTTCGCCATGATGGCGGTAATCTGTTCGGGCGATTGCCAGCCGAGAACGTCATCCCACTCCGACAGGTGAACCATATCCTTACCATCGACACCTTCGGTGTTGGCAAAAACGGCAACTTCATAAGTGCCTTCGGCTTGGGAACCATAGAGTCCACCATACTGGGGCTTCTTGCCTCGCATGGTCACAACGGAAACTTGATAGTCGCCAAGGTCAAGGCGAGCCATTAAACCACCATCCACGTTGGGATGGACTGCGAATGCTAAATCATCGAATGTTTTCATGGTAACAATAATGTACTAATTTGAGGTTTTTGTCAAGTTATAATTCGCTGATATATTCGTTAAGGCTTTCGAGGTCGAGAGCCGAATCGTTATAGGCAACTCGGTCGGGCGTTTCCAGTTGGCCGACATCACGCAAAGAATCTTTGAAGGTGTCGTAGTCGCCACACTCCTTGGCAAATTCATACAGCCCTTGGTCGCTACCAATCCAAAGGGCGACATTCCAGGTGGCATGATTCTTCCACCCATTGTAGGTGGTGTCTTCGGATTGAAACTTTTCAATGTATGCTTGGTCGTGGTTACTCATGGTTTTTTATCTTAATAATGTTAATCTTTATATAAAGTATGACAGAAAATTAAACAAAGTCAAGAGTTTTTTCGTTTTTTATCGACCTCCAGCCCAGTCATAGAGCGGGCTGGAGCGGGGCGGAGGAGAGCGCCGCCCGCCAGCCCAATGATAGAGCCAATCAGAGCAATTAGTCGTCTATGTCGTAAGCAAAAGCCAACCCATCAGCTAACTCATACCCTCCAAAGGTTGCGCTTTCGATTGAGTCGCTAAATTCAGCGTACATACGCTTTTCATCCTCTTGGGACAAAACTAGGTAACGCTTGTCTTCGGGGCGAACATTGAAAGCGTCTGCGATATAGTCAACTGCGTCCTGCGCAGATGGTGCAGACATTCCCACTCTTACTTCCAGATGGTTGCCGTCTTCATCTTGATTCCAACGGTCGATAACTTTAATGCTATGGTATTCCATGGTTTTAATTTTGATTTAAGATAATTTTACAGTAAAAAGTGCGAGATGTCAACTAAATTGTGAACCTTTTTCTCTCTCCCCGAAGGGTTGTAGGCGTGTGCTGACGCCTCGTTGTTCAATCTTTCGATCTACAGAAAAAGCAGGGATCGGAGGGACTCGAACCCTCGACCTCCAGTCTATTATCGCTTCCCCCAACCTTGCAAGCGGTACCTCATGCTTGGCGAGTTTCGGGGAGATCAACCCCCTTGGCGTAGACTGGTGCTCTCACCTATCTGAGCTACGACCCCACAATAAAAGTCTTTCAATTAACTACCTTCAATAATATACTATAGGGGTAGGATGTCAAGCGTTTTTTTAAAAAACTTTCGCCCGCCAGCCCAGTCATAGAGCGGCCTGGAGCGGGGCGGGAGGGCCCGCCGCCCGCCAGCCCAGTAATAGAGCCAACTAAAGCGACTCGTCCACGAACTGATCCATCGCCCAGTCACTCTGGCCAGTCGCGTCTGGCCCCTGCGCGTCCGCCCGATAGTAGGCGACATCGTCCTGCGCGTCACGATGACCAGACTGCCATTCGTCTGCCCAGATGCGCCAGTTGTTGCCCACGTCCGCATACTGCGCGGGCATGTTACAGGAGAGACGTCCCTCCCAACCCGCGTCGAACGCGTCCTGCGCGATGACCTCTGGGTCGGTGATTTTTTCTACGTTACTCAAGTCGAGCATGATTTTTCTTGGGTTGAGGTTTTACCAGCTGCGAAGTTCCTTGGCAGTAGGCATCGAAAATTCGGTATTGTCTTTGAGCAAGACATTTTCACGGTGGGCGTCATCCTCGGCCTGCATGTCGTGAAGGATTTTGTCCCACTCCTCGGAAGTGGGTGCGGTGTCGGCGAGCCAAGCGTCAAACCCCAAAAGGGCAACGGTGAGTTCGGTGGAATCTTGGTGGGCGAGTTGGGCGATGGTCATGTTTTTTTGGGCTGATGGTTAATCTTAATTATAGTTATAGTATGACAGAAATTTTTGTGAAGTCAAGAGTTTTTTTAACTTTTTTTCGGGGGAAAAGCCCAGGTGCTGGGCACACTATACATAAGATGTTAATAAGGCTCTATACATAAGGGCGCGCATCACCCACCAGCCCAGTATCCATGCGGGCTGGCGGCGGGCGGGGGAGGCCGCCCCTCTCCAGCCCAGTGTTCATGCGGGGTAAGGGCCTCGCCGAGGAGAACCACCAACCCCGACGAGGCGCAAACCACGACAAAAGCCTTATTTGATATTTAAACCCGCTTGGGACAAATCGCCATCAGCTTTTCGTAAGCCTCATTCTTTTCGTCCTTCGTGCCGTGATTGAGCAAGTCGAGAAGATGATCAACAAGTTGCCTATAAGTCAGATTCATCTCTCGTATTTCGGGATTAGTTTCTACAGTGTCAATCGTTTGCATTTGATCCAATAACCAATACTATTAAGTAAGCATAGATAACTACACAGATTAAGGGTAACGCCCACATTACTGGTATACCTCTCTCATGTGTGGAGACAGCACATCCATGTCTACTTGGTTTTCGTCATCTTCGTCTATCGGATCATCCTCGACTGATGTATCGAGTTGCCCAAGTTCATCACGCACATCTTCGTCCGTAGTCTTGAGCAATCCATTTTCCGCAACAAGTTTGTCAGTCCCGACATCAGCTTTCCATTCTTCAAAAGTGCTGGGATCAATGCCGAGACAAGCGAGAGCGTTTTCTAGTTTATTCATGCTTACAATTGTGGGAATTCCCCAATATCATCCAAGTTAATTTTTATCTTTTCTTCGGGTTTAAAATAATCTTTCCCAAAATCCTTTTGGTCGTCTTCCATCGTAAACTGGACACCGCCATCGGTAAAGCCTGTGTTCTTAAATTCACGATAGGCAATCTGGGTTTCGCTTTGATAGCGCATGATCTTTGCGTGGGCTTGCTCGCAGGAGAATCCTTTGTTACGCAAAAATTGAACGATTGCTTCCCTTGAGCGATTAAACTCATCGAGGAGTTTATAAACTACTATGTCGTTGTCTTTCATTTCTTGTTCTTTTCTTGGGCGGTGCGAACCTTCGGACGCACCATGACATTTGGATCGGTTAATGATTGAACCAACGGCAGTTTGCCTGTGTGAGAATACTTTGTGGCATACTTGGAGGTTTTGTTCTGTTCTATATATCTTTTACTCATGGGTCTAGTTTGACAGATTAGTGGTTTTTGTCAAGACTTTTTTGCAATAATCTTTTGCGCTTTCTTGATCCCTTCGTCCCTGCCGAATTGACCGACAAGACGTTTAAAAGTTTCCCACGCAATAGTATTAGCAGGAAGCTTTTTCCATTCATTCATTCTTTCTTTACTATTCATGCCTTTAAGTATGACAGGTATACAGGTAAAGTCAACCCTTAAATCATAAAAAATAAAGTTTTTTTAAGTGTCGCCCGTGAGCCCAGTGTTTATGCGGCCTGCCGCGGGGCGGCCTGGGCGCCTAGCCGCCAGCCCGCTCTATGACTGGGCTAGCGGGTCACCACAAAAATTAAACCATGCCTGTGTGCCACTATTCCAGGCCAGAGGATATACATCAGCACGCATCCAAATCCAAGTATTTGTCTTTTCCCAGTAAAACCAAGCCCCCAGATTATTATCGCCTTCAGGATAAAGCCAACCCTTTTCGCAATGATAAATCCACCACTCCTCGGTTTGATAATACACCCCAAACCAACTTAAGTAGTGCCACGCATTTTGTTGGGAAAATACGCTCCGCTCAATATTTATTGCGCGACTGTTCCATTCCTCGGCAACGTGCCTATTTCTTAACTCCCCAAAAAGTGAGACGCTCAAAAAAAGTAATGTTATTAAGCTCCTCACGGATTGTCGTTGATCCATTCCTCCAGTTGGGCGTAGACCTTTTGCTTATTGCCCTTGAACCCAAACTCATTCTTGACGATGCTATAGACGGACTGTCCTCCCCTTTTCATTCCAAGACACTCTAACTTGAGCGCACGGAGCAAAACCCGAACACGAAAACCATCAATTGCTTCTGGTGTGTCTAATATAGTCATTTTATTGTCCTGAAAGAAAAACGTAATACATTAAAATAATAACTAAAAACCCCGTCACTTCTATCATTTTTTCCTTTTGTTTAGTGTGCCATGTATGCAATACCCTTATTGCAACCTTTAATAAAGCATAGCTTACATCCATTGCCTTTGCAAGACGAAAGTTTAGCCCTCTCTTTTTTCTCAACTTTCCGCCATGCTTTTTTGCCAAGACGATAGGCGTGGATTGTGGCAGGGCAAATGTAATGACCATCGGCAACCGCTTTTTCCTCGGATGTATAAACGGCAGTGCCAGCATCTAATCCTTTAATCTTCGGAGCGGGTTCGTCCAAGCGTAAAGCGGAAGGTTTAAGACAAACATTTGGCAATAAAGCTAATTGATGCAAATGAGGCATTTGGTCTACGCGGACATGCTCACGTGTCGGAAACCAAAAACGAATATCGGGCAACGCATCGCAGATTCTTATCCAACAATTTATATACGCACCAGAAAATAGGTCGCCAGCGTCATGGACACGAAAAAGGTCGGTGTCGCAATTCTTGAGCTTTTTCTTTTCTCCGTTTGGTTTGTAATACTTTGCTCGGATCTGCTTCACCATCTCCGCCACAAAAGAATCACCGCCATCTTCACGGATGGACTTCGTGATGAAATCAGCCTTGTTCTGGAGAGCTTGGGCAACATTGGGCATCATGTAAAAGCCTTTACAGGCATAACAACTTGAGCAAATGATCTTGTCCATTGCTTCCTTTGCTTTCTTGGCAAGGTTCAGGATGATTTTGGCGGCAGGGCAATACTTTAACGCTGGAATGTTAAAGGAATAGGACGGCATCTTACTTGGTGTCGATAATAGGTTCATGCTTACAATAATGACAGAATTAGGGGCAATGTCAACGGAAAAAATAATCTTTTTTGCGCTTGACTTTTTTCGGGGGCGGGGCGCCCAGCCGCCAGACCGCTTATAGAGTCAATTGCTTGGTGCCCAAGGAGGGAGTCGAACCCTCACGCCTTGTTGGGGCAACGGATTTTAAGTCCGTAGTGTCTACCATTCCACCACTCGGGCAAATAAATTACATTAAGCCCAGAAACTCCATAAGTTTTATTCTGGTATTAAGCACCTCATACAATGCTCTTGTGTCATTACCAGATGCCATAAAAAACTCTAGACTGCAACGACCTATGTGGACGATTTGGCAAATCTTATCGTTATCTTCTAATAGGTCTTGGTGCAGTTCAATAAGGTTGGCAACTTCATTTGAGCCAATCGCAATCTGTTGTTGAATTTCCATGTATTGAGTTTGACAGATTTGATCGAAGAGTCAATCCTTTTTTTACAAAGGATAACACTTTCTGAAACGTGTCGTTAACTTCAGCTATAAACTCCTGGGAACCCATAGCCGAATAAACGTGTTTGATATCATTAGGGTCATAGACGTTAAGCACATCAAGTATGACCTTAAGATCTTCTGGCGTTAGTTCGTCCTTCGTTTTATTCATAATCCCTAAATGCTATGGCAAACGGAAAGCGAGGAATCCCATCAGGAGTCAACTCAAAAAACTTTATGGTTGCGAGTTGACCGATATAATATTCTCGATTGTCCAGAATCTCCTTGAGATATTCAAAGTTGCCCTTGACGTTGGAATTGAAGGTTCTGTCCGTTGTGGGGCAATAGCATACCAAATGCTTTACAGTTCCAGTACGATTGCCATCGCCTTCTTCAATATCAAGCACCTTATACTCCGCATCCGTAAACTCTTTACGCTTCAAAAGGGTAGCACTCCGCTTGTTTTCATATGAGGCATCCTTGCGAACCATCTGACCTTCAAACCCTTTCTTGAGCCACTCTGCATAAAATTCGTCAAGAGTTTCCTTGTCCGAAATGTTTTCGGTAGGCACAAGCACAATTCCGTCTGGAAAAGGATTGCCCAATTCAAATTGGTTCGACACCTTTTCAAACCTTTCGGCAAATGTGTTTGATTCATCTAGTTCCCCTATGCGTGGACAATCATAAACCCAGTACTGAATCATTGCCTTTGCTTCTACCATGCGTTCCTTAAAGGCTTGCACCTTTTTGGCAAAAGCCTTATCTGTTTGCTTTTCAGAACGAACAGGCACTTGCTTTCTCACAAGGGAAACAATCTTGTTGAAATCGCTCTTTAGGGCGTGATTGTATAGTTCGCCATCAAGAACAGCGTTTGGATACAGGTCAAAGAAAAACTTCAGTTCCTCAAGGATATGGGGAATTGTTTCAATCTCGCGACCAGTTCTTGTGTGTGAGACAATCTTACCATTCTTCTTCTGAACGATGCACCTAATCCCATCAAGTTTTGGTTGCGAATAAACTGGATATTCCAATGTTGCTTCTCTGTCCTCAAACTTTTGGGCGAGCATCGGTTCGTAGAATTTTTTCGACTCTGCTCCTTTGAGAGTCTGGGCGTAACCTGCTTTCAATTTCTTTTCCCAACGAGATTGTGCCTCAAGTCCCGCTTGTTCTTCATTGGTTGTTGCATTTGTGCGACCAATGTTTTTGCCAATGGCAACTCTTGGTTTGTCTGTGGTTTTCTTGCCGTCCACAAGTCCTTTTACGGCATGGTAAGAATTGCTGTCAATTACCATTGTCCATTCTCGTAGCTTCCCCACGGAATCTACCTTGTATAGTGTTTCAAGTTTTATCATATATAAAGTATGACAGGTCTGGACTTAAAGTCAAGCCTTTTTTTGTTTTTTATGAAATTAACTGAAGAAGCAATTCCTCGGCTTTTTCTTTAGAATTAAACATATAGTCGATGGTGTCATCCTTGTTGTAGTGGTCAACGAAACGAGTTGTCCATGCGTCCACATCTTCGTTCCACTCCACATCATAGGTTGGGTCATAGGTCTTGGACGCCAACTTGAGTTCGTAGAGGGAAGGTTCCATTACTGGTTCTGCAATCATGTTATGCCTTTATGGTTGATTTTGAGTATTGTTTCCAAACCTGAAGGTCAAGGTCTGCCACGGACATCTTCATCGCCTTGGCAATCTCGGCAAACTGGTCTGCAAAGAAATTGTAATCCGTTTCGTCTTGTGGCGTAGCCTTGGGAACATCTTTAACTCCTTGAGCTTTCAAGAATTTAAGAACATGAGTGTCCAACACAGGGACATTGTAATCCTTTCTTGAGTGAGTCAGGAAAAAGTTTGCCGTCTTAAACTTTATGCCACGAATCTTGCATAGGTCATGCAACGAGCATTTCTTGAGGTCAAGCCCAAGATAGACTATATCCCGAAAAGAGTTAACAAGACGACCATACTGCCCCATCTTGACGTTTTCGAGAGACCCACGCAAACCCGAACTCAATAGACTAGAGATATAATCGAACGGAGAATGCCATTGATAAAAACGAGCATCATACCATTGCTCCAGCTTGCGAGCTTGAATGTCGGAGGTCTTACCTGCAACGACCACGCAGAACAATAGGAAAAATTCCAGTTCGTCAGTCGTGCGTTTGTAATCGGTGATTTCTTGAGGATTAATTTTCATACCTTAATTATGCAGGTTTTTGCGTTTAAGTCAACCCTAAACTTTCGCCCTGAGCCCAGTGTTTATGCGGTCTGCCGCTGGGCGGGCGGGGCCGCGGCCCGCCAGGCCGCTCATAGAGCGGGCTGGGAGCCGAGGGCATTCTCCGCTAATTAAAGCGAAGAACGAGCGAAAACCGCATTGCCACAAGCGACACGCAGAACACGGTCACGAACGACACGCCTGTTGGGGCGACCGTTATTCGTATCGGTAAAGTAAACGTAACCAGAAGTTACGCTACTCACCTTTGCCGAATGAGCGATGCGATTTAGTCCACGTGAAACGAGAACCGAAACGAAACGTCCTTGTGAGGACTTGACAACTTGGTCAATAGTACGAGCAGTGTTTTTCATATCTTTTAATATAGTAGGTTAATCTTGAAGGATGGGCAACTGGGAGGATTAAGCCTCCGCAGTTGCATCGAATAATGAGTGGAGCGAAGTCGAGCGAGCAGGAAGCAATCCCAAGTTACCCTTCCAGACCTCGCTGAACGAATTGTACAGAGAGTACAAGTTGCGGTCAGCAAACTCGTTGTGGTTGGGTTTGTTCCATTGCTCAACAATGTCAGCAATTTGGGTCTTGGAGCAAGCACCAGATTGATACGCACGGATGATGAGGTCATTAGCCTCCTTGTTGGAACCAAGATCGTACTCCTTGTAGGAGTCAATACGCTTTTCCTGACCAACCCAAGATTCACGCAACCTGCCAATGGCATTAGCAATCTTCATAAAGATGTTGCCAGCTACATTGATGTTGTCGATGTTCTTGGTATGCCTCCGAGCAATAACGATCTCATTGCTGAAAATGAGATTGGAGCAAACGAAAGGAGCATCGCCAGCCATAATGCCAGCAGGAAAGCACTTATCGTGACCATTCCGCAGACCAACGACAGTTGCCCTGTCTGCATTTTCGGGAGCGTTGCGATCTTGGACTTGCATAAGACCAAAATAGCGTTGCCCAAAACGAGCGAGGTTGTGATTTTCGTCCACAACATCGAAACCATTCTCGTCAAGATGCTTGCGAGTCTGGTCGATGAGGAAACCATGACCGATAGGAGTCCACGTGTCGGTCTTTTGAGGAGTCTCGACTGCGAGGACATCTTCAATGGTTGCTTTGGTGCGGTCTGAACCGCAGATTGATAGGTTGAGTTGTTTCATAGTTTTTTTAGCTTAATTGTTACCTTTAATTAAATAGATTTTTTAGGAAATGTCAACCCTTTTCTTGTGCTTTTGCTTGCGAGGGAGAACTTTGTTCACACGCTTGAAGGGGCGAGCTTTACTAAAGATTCCTGTCTTTCTTACCTTAATTATCATACCTTTAAGTATGACATCTTTTACGATTAAGTCAAGGGCAATCGCACAAAAAACAAAAAAACTTTTTCAGCTATGGGTTCAATAAGGCGGTCTAATAAAGTCACTATCCATGCGGATTGGCACGGCGCGGGCGGGGCGGCCAGCCGCCAGCCCGCTCTATCACTCACTTCACCCAGTGCACTGAACCATGAGCTTAATACAAGTATGGCTATCCTCAACGACAAACTTCACTGAGTAAGCCTGAAAGTAAGCTAGGAGTTGGGCAAAAGCACTCATCTCATCGTCATTGTGTTTCTCAAAGTATAGTTCACTGTATTTCATGGTCGTACTGTTCCTCCTGGTGGAGGTGGGATGGGTTGATTGTCATACAGCTCATCGTATCTGTAACCTGCTTCGTGCAGTAACTCAATAAACTGTTCCCTATGTTCTAGCCTATCGAATCGGATGAATTTTGTTATGCGATAATCCACCTTGTAGGTAATGTCATAATAATGGGTTGCCCTGCCGTTGCCACAGCAAGCCTGCTGTTTAGGGTGCCACTTTTCACGATGGAAGCCCTCCTCGATAATATAACCCTTTACGGCCAAAGTTGATTGAGATGTCATCATAATACTTTTTTGAGTTGATAGATTGTATAGTGGTCATGTTCAAGGGACGAGGCGTATTCGACTGCCCCATCAATAGAACGAAAACCAATAGCCTCTTGCACTTGATTGTCGTCTACTAAAAGATAACCTTTGTCGTGAGGTTCTGTCGGCTCAAGCATTCTTTCTTGATGGAATTGAGACTTCAGTTCCATGTATTCATGTTCGCAACTATCGTAATTCATTAGTGTATTGGTTGAATCTTTCTCCTACGAGTTGACAAAGCTCTGATTTGTACCGAAAGCCCATAGTTTTCCACGACTGTGTAACTCGTATTGATTCAATATAGGTTAGTATGTCCTCTTGGATTTGCTCTCGCAAGTCTGCCAAGGTTTTCATGTGTGTTTTTTCTAATTTCATTATATATATAGGTCAGGTGTGTCTGGAATGTGGGAAACGTCCTTGAGGTCGGCATCTAGGAAAGCAGAACCATAACTTACTTCGCCATCACTACCAACGAGGTCAGGGTACGCTTCAATCGCTTCGGCTTCGGAATTGAAAGAATCCAAAAAGGAAATCTTTGTCATCCCAGCGCATACGGAATATGAAGGATAACCATCGGCTTTGTAAGCCTTGACGTTGAAGCCGTAGTCGTCTTGGTGCAGTTGTAGGTAATCGTAGTCCATTTTTTGGTTAGTTAAGGTTACGTTCGTTAAAGTATGCTTCAGTTCTTTTCCATGAATTTTCGTATGCTTGGTCGTCATCACCGAAACCTGCCTCATATACTTTTTGCATATACTCGTAATACTCTCGCTCGGATTCTTCGTAATCTCTCATGTCTTGAATCTCGTTTGCGTAGCGTTCACGCACATCATCGTACTGCGCCCCAAACTCATGGTCGAGGTGTTCTTGTAGCTGGGGATTACAAACCAGAGTCATCGAAAACTTCTCCATATACGAGTTCCATCATTCTATCGTGACCGACATGGGACTTTCCTCCCACGTTCCATTCGGTAACCTCCTCAATAGGCTTGCCGTGTACCTTGTAATCATAAACGGTTGCCACCACGCCATCTTCAAACTGCACCACCCAGTTGGCTCTGGTTTTATAAGGATCGAACTGTACGGTGGGTTCGCCAAAGAGGTCTACCAAGTTCTGGTAACTGCTGATAACGTAACCCTGCAAGAAGGTGTCCGTGATCAGGGACGCATCATTTACAACGGTATAATCTTTTAACATTTTCATTCTTCTATCATATAGGCAAACACGCCATTGTCAATGCTTAAAGAGGCGAAAGATGCCTTTTTTACAGGCGTTAGATCTTGCGTTTTTACGAGCGACCACGAGTATTCTGGGATGCGTACAAAAGTCTTGTACTTGTAGGGATTGTAAACAACCTGTGCCGAGTTAGGGAAAAATGCTGCCGCTGGTGATCTCGGAACATTAATATCTTTGTGTGACTCACGAAACCCCATAAGGTAACCTGAAATGCCAGCATGAACATTCTTACGCTTTTCTTTTAAAACTTTCTTGCGTCCAGTTTGACCCACTAAGAAACGAACGTCTTTCAACGAAACTTCTTTAGTATGTTGAACAATCAGGCCGTTCTGTCGCACAGACCAGCAGTTTTTATGCAGGTTGCGATAAACGTATACTCTGCGATCCCAATCTATTTCCCTATCTTTCATGCCTTTAATTATGACATTTTTTTTGATTAAGTCAAGTCCAAAAATGAATAAAGTTATCTCCCCATTTGGCTCTATAAGCGGGCTGGCGGCGGGCGGGGGGGCAAAATTTTCTATGCGATTAACTTTTCACATATCATAGATAATTTCCAGATCGTCCGTCCTCCCTACCC